ATGGCCGGAACGGCAGGTGCCGCAGTTCGGATTGCCGGTTATGCCAGCGTTTTCGGAAAGGCTGACGGGGCTGGCGATACGGTTTTGCCCGGAGCCTTCAGGCGCAGCCTCCGCCAGCGTCCGCCGGCACGTGTTGCGCTGTTGTGGCAACACGATCCGGCACGCCCACTCGGACGCTGGACGCGGCTGATGGAAACAAAACACGGTCTATGGGCCGAAGGGGAACTCGCCCCGGGCGTTGTTGCAGCCTTCGAGGCGTCGAGCCTTATTCGGGCAGGGGCTCTTTCCGGGCTTTCCATCGGCTTCAAGGCGCGCACCGCCCGTAGACCGCACCGCGGATCGGGCCGAATCCTGCAAGACATCGATCTTTGGGAGATTTCCCTCGTCACCTTCCCGCAAGTCGACGAGGCACGGGTCCGGCTTTTGACATCGCCTTCGAACACGCCAACCCCACGTACACCGCACATTGGATCAAGGGAGTATGCATAATGACAAGACTTTCAGACTGGACGCCCGATGACCTGCCGCTGGAAACCAAGGCGGACATGCCTGGTGGATTGCCGCCGGTTCCGGCTGCTCCAACCACCGATGCAACAGGCGGAGATGACGTTGCCCGGACCTTCGACGCGTTCTTCCGGACCTTTGAAAGCTACCGGGCCGTCAACGACGCGCGCCTAGCGGAAATTGAAAGCCGGGGCAGCGCGGATATTGTGTCGCTGGAAAAACTCGACCGGCTGGATGCGGCTCTCGATGCAACACAAAGACGTCTGGACGATCTGACCCTGAAAAGCCGCCGTCCTCAGATCGGCAGGCAGGGCCAGCGGCAGATGACATCGGCAGCCTTGGAACACAAAGCGGCCTTTGAGACCTATGTGCGGTCCGGCCGGGAACAGCCCTTGCGTCCGCTGGAAGTCAAAGCCCTGTCGGCCGGATCTGATCCGGATGGTGGCTATCTGGTGCCGGAGGAAACGGAAGCCGGGATCATGCGGCGCTTGTCGCAAGTTTCTCCCATCCGGGCCATTTCCGGCATCCGGCAGGTCTCATCCTCGACCTACAAGAAGCCCTTCGCGGTGACCGGCCCGCAATCCGGATGGGTTGGTGAAACCGCCGCCCGGCCGCAGACGAACAGCCCGCAACTGGCGGAGCTGACATTTCCGGCGATGGAGCTTTATGCGATGCCCGCAGCTACATCGACGCTGCTGGATGATGCGGCGGTCGACATGGATCAGTGGATCGCAGAAGAGGTGGAGGCCGCCTTTGCCGAGCAGGAGGGAGCGGCCTTTGTCAATGGTGATGGCGTCAACAAGCCGCTCGGTTTCCTTCAGGCACCGCGTGTTGCTGAGAACAGCTGGGCCTGGGGCTCGCTTGGCACGATGGCCACCGGCGCGGCCGGAGCGTTTCCGGCATCGGATGCTGGCGATACGTTGATCGACCTCATCTATTCCTTGAAGAGCGGCTACCGGCAAAACGGCCGGTTCGTCATGAACCGGAAGACCCAGAGCGAAATCCGCAAGCTGAAGGACGGCGACGGGACCTATCTGTGGCAGCCGCCTGCCGGTGTGGACGGGGCGGCGACCTTGCTGAATTTCCCGATTACGGAAGCTGAGGACATGCCGGACATTGCCAATGACGCCCCCGCGGTTGCCTTCGGCGACTTCCGGCGCGGCTATTTGGTGGTCGACCGGATGGGCGTACGCCTGCTGCGCGATCCATATTCCGCAAAGCCCTATGTGCTGTTCTACACCACAAAACGGGTTGGCGGCGGTGTGCAGGACTATGATGCAATTAAGCTTTTGACGTTCGCTGCATAAATCTTTTCACGCAAGCCTCACGTTATCTTGCCTTGCAAGTCTTAACAAGCAGACCCACATCTGTTCATGAACGATGAGGGTCGTTCCTCCCCAGACTGTCCCCAAGGGCTGCGACGCCGCAGTTTCCTTGGGGTTTTTCTTTAGGTGCGGCGGATTTTGACGCAGGGTGCGGCGGAATCTGTTCATTTTCTGTCCAGAAGCTCGCCGTGTTCCAAGCTGATTTTCTTCCGGTTTGCCTTGCGGGTGTAGTGGATTGCCATGCGCTCGCTGTCCCATCCGAAGATGGCCATCATCTGGTGAACCGTTGCGCCGCGCTCGGCCACCAGTGTTGCCGCGGCTTTGCGCATACCGTGCGCGCGGCCAGGCACCTCCGCGCGTTCGCAGGCCTTGCCAAACCACTTGCCGAAAGCCTTGGCGTTCAAGTGCGGTTGCCCTTTTGTGTTGAGCAACAGCGTCAATTCGCCTGTCTTGGTGGCGTCGATTGATTCCTGCAGCGCCGGCAGAACAGGCAGATAGATCCAGCCGCCCGTCTTACTGGCGCGGACATGGATTTCGCCGCCTTTGATGTGCTGCCGGCCGATCTGGTAGACATCTTCCCGGCGCAAGCCCGTGCAGGCCAAAAGATCCAGGGCCAACCGTTCCATCGTGCCAAGAGGCCAACGCGCTTCATACCGTTCGATTTCTTCGACGGTCCAGGTGTGGTGACCCTCGGTCTTGATGTCGATGCGTTTGACTTCTTTTGCCGGGTCGCGGTCGATGACATCGTCAAGAAGGCCGGATTCCATCCCCCAGGCAAAGGCGACTTTCATGACTTTCAAGAACGCATTCGCCGCGTTGGGCGTAGCCGCTCTGGCCTCTCGCGCGCGGCGGATCGAGCGCTCCGTGATATCGATCAATCGCACGCTGCCGCTTTTTTCCCGGATCGCTTTTATTTGGTAGCCGTAACTTTGCCGCGTGGCTTTTGCCAGTGCAGCGAATTTGGCGCTCTGTTCATACTGGTCCAGTAGCCAACCGAGGGTGTTTTGCGGGTATCGTGATCGCGGTTTTTTCGGAACGTCTGATCCGGTCAGTGCGGCCTGGTAAGCCTGCATGAAGCCTGAGGCCGGATCGAGATCGTAGTCATCCGGCAAGCGAATGCGCGGGCCGTCGCCAAGGCGGAAGAACCACTTGACGCGGCCGTGTCTTGATTTCTCACGGCGGAGGTGTGGAAGGCGGCGTTTGGGCATGGCTGCCATTAGAGGTCAGGCTCCGGTCCCTTTGCAAGGCTGTTGTCGTTGTTGACGATGATGCGGATCGTGCCTTCGGACGTGATCTCGATCTCTTGCACGGGTTGCCCGGCATCGACCACGGCCTTGATCGCGCGTTTAACGTCCACCTGCTTGAACTTGGCGCGCGTGTTCATGGTGCTGTGCCCTCATGTGTGGGATGCCCGGCGGGTGTCTTCACCTTCGCCGGGCCCGGTCCGCCGACTGAACCGATGGGGCCGTGCGGATTGAGGCGCAGCTCGGCAGCGTTTTTCAGGGCATTGGCGATCGCGCAAACATCGCGCGCCAAAAGCGTATCGCCACGCCTTTTTGCATCGTGTGCCGCGTTTTCCAGTTCGATCAGGGCCTTCCTGATCGTCAGGCGAATGCGCGCCACGTGCGCCGGGGGCTGTGCAGATTTGCTCATGCCCGGCGGTCCTTCCCGTCAAAGAAAAGCGGCCCTGCCGCCCTCGAGGGGCAGTCAGGGCCGAGTGTCACCTGCGCATCTTTTGCGGCTGGGAGGAACGAGCCGGCGCCGGTGAGCCTTGTGTCGGTGTTGTCCTCGTCCGGCCAGTTGCCGAAAGACGGGATGCGGGAAGATCTTTGATCACCAGATTTCTGGTGGCGGGAGACTGCTAAATAGGTTGCGGCGAGGCAAAGACCAGCGATGAGCAGCAAGAGAAAGGGGGCTGCAGCCTGGAGAGGCGTGATTACGGTGCTTGGCATCGGTCCGGCTCCCCATTTGTGACCTTCGGCGGCTTGTTGTCCAAAGCCAGTGCAGACTGTGTGTGGAAGTGCAGCAAAGCCCAGGCGCTGTAGTATTCAGCAGCACTGTGCATCAGTGCCTGAATGACCAGACCATCTCCAGCTTTCCCGCGCAGCGCCCTGATCTCGGCATCAAGTGCAATCGGATTTGCAGCGTTTGTTCGCAAACTTGCAAGAATCTCGGTATGGAGTTGAAGGTACGTCACTGCACAACTCCGAGGTGTTTCAAATGATGGTTGTTACGCAGCAGTGTGGCCGATGCGGTCAACTGGTTGATTTCTCTTTCATTGCGGCATTTGAACACACGCAAAAATCGCCTGAGGAGGTGAAAGCAAAATCGGATGCAACCCGGCGCATGGCGGGGCACGGGATGCCGGGACACTACATGCATGACACCCCGAAAGGTAAGGCGCGCGGGGGTGCCATGGCCCATTGCCCGCGCTGTAGTGGGCCGAGCTTGTTTGTTTTTGAGGCTGAGGCCGCTCACATTGAAAATATCATTGCGAGCGCTGACCCGAAGAAGCCGCAACTTTTTGGGGGCTCTGGTTTGCTGACCGTGCTCGAGGTGCATCCGCCAGTCAAAACCCCGCACTCTGATCCCGCATGGCCGGAGAAGGTCACAGAGTTGTTTCAAAGTGTGCAATCCGCGTTCGATCAACGCATGGCGCCGCAGATGGTTTTGCCGACCTGCCGGGCGGTTCTGGAGCTTGCTTTGAAAAAACTCGACGAGTCTGGCGAAAATCGAAAATTGATCAGCCGGATCAACGATTTGCGGGATCAAGGCGTCATTACGCAAGGTTTGGCCGACTGGGCGCATCATATCCGGATCGACGGAAACCTTGCTGCCCACGAAGGTGTTGGCGATCAAGAAGCGGTCCGGGAATACATCGGGTTCCTGCGGCTCTTTTTGGATATCGTCTTTGCGCTTCCTGAACGCATTGCCGCACGCCGCGTGAGCTGAATTCCCAATTGCAAGCAGCGTCCAAAGAGCCGCAGAAGGATAACCGACCCTCAGGAGCCGGTGAAAGGGGGCAGCAGCGTGGAGAGGCGTGATTACCGTGCTTGGCATCGGTCCGGCTCCTTTGGGTCGTTGACCGCCTCTCTAGCGAGCTGTGTTGCGAGATCGTGCAAGGGCGCCGGGCCGTTTGACGGCCAGCCGCGGCCTGCTAGGGCCGTTGCGACGGCGCGCAGCGCGTCCGGCTTGCCATAGATGACAAAATCCTGTTCCAGGTTCGGTAGCGGCAGGCGCAGGGCCTCAAGGTCGAGGCCGGAAACATAGTCGTCGCCGCCGTCTTCTCGGCGCACGGCAATCGCGCGTGTGGTCGCCTTGGCGCTGTTATAAAAGCGCACCTGGGCTGAGAGGCTCGCTAAGCATTTCTTCACCGAGTCCATCAAGGTCGCCAGATGGAAGCCCTTGGTCAAAACCGTGGGCGCATCCGGGTATTTCTGGAATTCGTCTATGGTCCGTTCCAGGATCGCTATGGCGCTGTTGGTGTTTTGAATGCTGGCGGTCATGGTGTCATCCCCCGGTTGTTTTTCACCGGGAATGCTACCGCGCAGAAATCAGAATAGCCCGCAATCAAAAATTGAAATACGCAGCTGCGCACGTCTTTTTCGGCAATCGGGGAGACTGGGTGGTGCAATTTGTTTTGCATGGTCTGTCTCCCTTCTCCTGGTGGCTGCGGGCGCCGGCTCTGGGGCCGGTCGCCCGCTTTTTTCCCCGGTGGCGGGCTTGGGGAACTTTCCAATCTATCCAATATGGAAACTTCCATAATGGAAATATGTTCGAAATTCGCACCGTTTGTCAACGGCAATGACAACAAGAAAATGCGATGATAGTGGTTAGGCGACCAATTTATTGAGAGGGCAGTCGCGATTTATGGCGACATTAGACACATACCGGCTCCGCGAGGCGTGGGGCATTTCGAAGCGTTTGTTGGATGAAAATGGTTTTTTGCTGCGGCGTGGTGTGGATTTCGAATTTCTTGAAAAGAGGATTTCCGTTTCCGAAAAATCGTCACTTACCGAGCACTTCAGTACCGAAAAGAATACCTATACACCGTCACAAGCCTTCTGGATCCTTGTGGAGACGCCTGGTGGAGAACTGGTGGCGCGCGCAGCGGCGCGGCTCGATCGCTTGGCCGGCATGTCTTTGGAGGAGTATTGGCGGCGATATTGGCGCCGTTGCTACCCGGGCGTCCATGAAGGTGAGGCGGAAATGGCGGACGAACAGCCTTGCTTCGCGTCGAGAATTCGCGGAAATGTCGCCTATGTCGGTGATCTGTTCGTTGAAAAGCCTTATCGCAACGCGGGGCTAGCAGGTGCTTTGGTTAGGATTTTACAGATTGATGCGCTCGACGAGTGGCGGCCGGATTACCTTTATGGGTGGATGACGCCAGAGCATGTGGCCAGCCAATTGTTCCCTGACTATGGTTTCAGGCAGTCGCATCCGAACGGAATAATCTGGAAGAATCCACCTTCGACGATAGGTGGAAATCTGACGTGTGTGGGGAATTCTTTTGAAAATCTTCTGGATCTTCTTTTGCAGATAACCACCTCACGTCGCGCTTGATGCTGTAGCTGACAAGGTAGCTGCCGATTTTTTTATCAAATCGGAGGATCAGCCGATCGTAAATGATTTCAGGTTTGTGCGCGCCGAGCAGGTTCCCAGTTCCAACTGTCTCGAAAACCGGCTCGCCTTGAAGCGCGTCCTGATAGCCTTGACTTACCTTTTGCCGGTATAGAGTGCCGAGAAGTGATTTCGGTGTTAAATCAACCTCTTCTTCAGCCTCTGGGAAATGCTTTGCAAACAGCGTTTGGCCGCCGTGGAAAAGAATGTCTGGAGTATCGCCATCATAGCAAAAGTCTTCAAACACGACCAAGAACGGCGACAGTGCGTTCAGGGCGCGGTTGTTTGGCATTTTGCCGAGCTCTGTTTGCCATAAACGAAGCAGGTATTGTGCTGTTTCGTCAGCGCCGCCGCGTTCGATAATATCCACGTTTTCGCGCACCACAAAGTCTTTGCCGAGACCGTTTCTCATTGTACGCGGTCCGTGTCTGGCGGGCGATAACCTGCGCGAAAGGCACGCCTTGCAACTTTGCCACGGCAGGTTTCGACGATGTAACGTTCTTGGAACGGGTCGAGTTTCAGCAGTTCATCGTGCCCAAACTTCTTGATGGACTCCCATTCGAGGATGTCTATGCAATCGAATTTACAGGCTTGAAAAATTAAGTCGACCAAACTGTCTTCATCATTGTCGGTTGCTACAGTTGAAAGTGCCGGAAAATCGGTGTTTTGCATGGCTGCTAATAACTCAGAGAACTATCACTCGTGTCGACGTGATAGAGTGTTATACAACTTTATGATGCGGTCAATGAATTCTTCGTTCGTAAATTTAATCCCGCGTTTATTCTCTTCGTCCTTAACTTTCTGCTCAGCGAGGTTCCAAAGTTCGTCTTCGTCACTGTCGGAAAAGGCTATTTGCCCTTCCAAATTATCGTTGGACCGTTTGGCAATGCGTGCATGACCATAGCCAGGTATGATCGGGAGGTCTGCGTCAAAATAGGCGGCAACAATCAAAAGCTCGTCCGCTTTCAAGTTTCGACTACCGGAAACAGTCTTGTTTATTTGTGAAGTCGAAAGGCCGAGAAGCTTCGCAAGCCCGGCTTGCGTTTCTTCTTTTTCTTCAATGACTTTTGCCAGCCATTGTTTAATGATGTCTTGTTTATCTGTAGCCATAGCATGCGAATAATGCACGCTTTCTAGCAACCTGTCTGTTGCTATTTCCGCACAATAATTTCCATTATGGATATTGCTAAAATCGAAATCTGATGCAATATCTGCCTGACGATTTGGAATTGTCATGAGCGGATAACTCCCATGCATTTAGAACCGGCAGCATCTGTCATCAATGAATTGGGCGGTGTTGCAGTCGTTGCCGAGCGGCTAAAAGTGGACCCGACAACGGTGCGCCGGTTCCGGTATGCGGCAAGCAATTCGGGAACTGGCGGTTTTTTTCCGGCTCGGTACATCTTTCAGCTTCTCCTATTTTCTCATGAACTCGGGCGGCCGTTACCGTTGGAGCGCTTTGTGCTGACGCCGGAGCAGCGTGAACACCTGGCGCAATCATTTCCCAAAACGTGGACCGCGTCATCGCGTAAATCCGAGGGGTTTACGCCATGAGCTTCCGGCCAACCACCGAGCATGATCGCGCAAGCCTGAAATCGGCTGTCCGCCGCCTTCTGCGGGGTATTGGGGGGCAAGACGAAGCGGCAGGTGCTACGCGTGTCGGGCAGCAGACGTTGTCCAAATACGCATCACCATCCAGCGCGCATGACCGGGATCACATTCCAGTCGATGTCTTGATGGACCTGACAATCGACGGGGATGACCCGGCGGTCGTGCGCACGCTTTGTCGGTTGGCAAATGGGGTTTTTGTTCCGCTGCCGCGCTCGCGCGAGGCGATCACCAATTGGCCATCGGCCGTTGGTGTAGCGGTCAAGCGCGGTGCGGATGCGGCCGAGGCGATCTGCAGCGCGCTCAGCGATGACGGCCAGATCACCCGCCAGGAAATCGAAGATCTTGAAATCGCCGACAAGCTCAGCCGGGCCATTGAGGCACTGATCGTCCTGCAGACCCATGCGCGCTCGGTGCTCGATCAGGAGGCGGCGGAATGAGCTTACCTGTCGCGCAAGATAGCTTCCAACGCATGTATGACACGTTCCTCGTCGCTCTTTCCCTGTGTGTAGAGCGAAAGCTGGCCTGTTTCGTCAAAGTGGATGAACGCATTAGTGAAGATTTCGGAGCTGGTTTCTTCAATATCGCCGTAAAGGGTATCAAAAGACTCTGCAAACTTGTCACGTTGACGATCAAGGGCGTCGGAAAAGTAGACGCCGTTGTTGATGTCCAGATTCTCTATATCAGTATGGGCTTTGGCCGCCTGTTCGCTTGCCCCTTCTATTTCTGCGAGAAGGGTCAGCAGCTTCTCTGCCTTCGCTTTGGTGATTTTCGTGTTTTCATCATTTGCGGCAAGGAATCTCTTCGCCTTTTGATGCGTTTTCCGGATGTTCTTTTTCAAGTCTTTGAAAGGGGCGACCAGGCTTTCGTAGTCCTCTTTGGTCACGCAGTGGGTGAGTTCGGCCGACCGAGCTTGGGTCTCCACGGCAAAGCCTTGAATCCTGGTGTCGTGCGCGGTGTTTGCGATGTGCTGTTCAGCACCCTGTGTTTGGTTGCTCTTTTTGCGGAAAAAAAATCGCCAGCCGAAATAGAGGCAAGCCGCCAACAAGATCCATTCCACGCCAATTCTCCAAAAAATTGCACCTGCATCAAAAAACACCTTCGCGCAAAAGTCGAGGGGGCGGTGTCATGAAAACCCCTCCAACGCTTGCAGACTGGCAGCGCGATCCCGCCTGCATTGACCGCTATCTCGCCGGGCTCGACACGCTGGAGGTCCTTGAGATGGGCGAGGGGACGCTGCGGTGTCTGTCCGACTTCCTGTTCGACGCGGCGCGCAAGAAAGTCCTGTCGTCTATCTCCCTGACCGCGTCCTCCGTGCGGAGTGCCTCCGGTGGCGACAGAAAAACGCTGGACGCCTTGCGCGCTCAGTTTCTTGCCGAAGCGGCCTTGTTTGAAACCGCTGGCCGGTTCTTCCGCGCGGAAGTCAACCGGCGCGATGGTCCCGGCCTTTCCCAAACCTCTGAACCACAGGAGCCCGCTCATGAGTCTGGCTGAAACCTTCGAGCCGATCACCTGGGATGCGCTGACCGTTAGCCAAAAGCGCGAAGCGGTGCTGGATCTCTTGATCTGCGGACGCAATGTGCCGGAAATCGCCGAGGCGTTGTCGATCACCTATGGCACGATTGGCGCGAACCATGTGCGCGGCGTGATCGACCGGCACAAGCTGGATGATGACCGCCTGGTGATCGATGCGCGCCAGCGGCGGCGGACCCAAGAGCGCGCGGCCTCACTCGCGCGGGCGCGGGCGCGCAGGCCGGTTGCCCTGCCGAAACCAGCGGCCTTGCCCAAAATGCCGCTCGCGCCGATCTCCGGCCGGAAGGGCGGCGGCGTGACGTTGTTTGACCTGAAAAATGGGATGTGCCGGGCGCCGCTCTGGAATGACAGCGCCACCGGCGTTGAGACCAAGTTCTATTGCGGTGCGCCGGTCAGGACCGGGCAGAGCTATTGCGCGGCGTGCTGCGAGCGCCTGCATGCGCCCGCACGCGAACGGATCGTCTTTCACACACCGGCAGCGGCCAATGCCGCGGGCGGACGGCAGCGGGCGCGGTGATGATGTCTTTCCGGCAAAACCTGCGGCTCTTCTTGTGGGCGCGCGCGCAGCACCGTCTGCGCCAAACGGGCCGTCCGGTGAAATTCAGCGCGGCGGCAGAGCTGATTGCAGGCGCAACAGGCGTTGATCTGCACAAGGTGCGCGCCGCGCTCGGCGGCGGTTTTTCCAGCCGGGCCACACAAGACCAGCTGGCGCGGTGGTGCGGGCTGCGGTGCGCCACCAAACACGGCGCGCCGGTTCTGGTTGCCGACCTTTCCGAAACCTTCGAGCGCGGTCCAGATCGTGTTTATGGCCCGGTCGCTGGCTCGATCCCTGGCATGGCGGCTGGCGGGGGCATCGCGCCTTTCCAACCGGAAGAGCTGCGGCGGCGCCTGACGGCCGTTGTGTCCAAAAAAATACGCGCGGCCTGACCGCTCAAAGGAGACTGACATGTCGAAGAGTGAAGAGAGCGCAGCGCGGGACATCCGCCTTGCCCGGCAGATCGAGGCCTATTGGGAGGCGCGCGGCTTTGAGGTCATTTGCCACCGGGTGGATGAGCATGCCGGGGCTGACAGCCGCGCGCTGGTGCCGGGCCTGCGCTCCGACATGAACAACGGCCTGCCGAAGCCGGGCGCGCGCCAGATCCCGGTGAAAGGGGTTCGTCATGAGCGCGCTTGACCGGAAAAAACTCGGTGCGGCGTTTCTGGCAGCGCGCGAAAAGCGGGCCTTGTCGCTGCGCCAGGTGGAAGAGCGGACGGGCGTTTCCAGGTCCACGATTGGCCGGGCCGAGCGCGGCCATGCGGACGGCTATGTGACCGCCGATGCGGTGGTGATCCTGGGCGCGTTCTACCAGATCGATCCGCGCGACTTCGTCTGCCTGTTTCACGGGAACACCCCCTCGGGACAAACGTTAATGGAGCCTGCCGGATGACCTGGTTTTTCCTTTTTCCGGCCGCGTCGGCGGCTGTCGCGTCCTTTTCCGGCATTTGGGCGCTGGTCTACCTGATGCAGCTGCCAGGACTTTCCGGTGCTGGCCGCCGGGCGGAGATCGCGCGGTGCCTGCGGGCCTGTCGGTGGTGCTGTGTGTCGAGCCTGCCGGTCGCCTGGGTGTTTTTGGCGGGGGAGGTTTAGGGGATGGGGGAGCGCGGCTACCTGAATAACTTAAAACACAGGAGAGATAACGGCGGAAACAAGTTAAAGACTGGGCAATCTGGTCCTATCATATCGATAAAGACCGTTTGTATCTTTCCAGATTACAAAGCCGACTCTCCGCAAGTCCATTGCTATTGGCTCGATAAACTCATTCTCAAGCTGCGCTATAGTCTCGTCGATTTTTCGAAGGGCGCCTTCAATCATAGTTGCATCTTCAGATGTGAGTATTTGCGGTGTTTGAACCTGTTTTATAAGTCTCAAGACTGTCTGTATTACCACCCAAGTTTCTCTAACAATGTCATGGAAATAGGGATCAACATCTTGTGGGACACTTGTACCTTCCCACGACAAGAATTCCAGATGGCCTCGAGGTATGGGCGTTCTGTTGGCCCCTATCTGTTGATACACTTCCTCTATGCTCGCTCGATTGCTGCGGAGGCTTCGAATAGTCGCTTGGGCATGACCTATTGCCTGTACTGCACGCAAAACTCCCTTTTTTCGCTGGCTATGTCTCATTTGGCGGACAGTAATAGCCGCGCCAGTAAATGCGACTATGCCAGCGATCAAGGTTTGCCAAGCGTAGGCATAGCACCAAAGGCTTCGACCGTCTGGTTCCCTGCAAACGGCTTCGCTGACATAAGGGATGCCGCCGGTGTCGATCACAATTGTGATCAAAAGCAAGGCGCCGCCAACAATTCCGGCGCGTATCCAGTCGCGCCTGTTTCCGTTGCTCATAACTCAGTTGGTCCCTTTGCTTCCTGCAACCGAGCAGGTTTCGGCCGTCAGAGCAAGCCTTTCTGGCTGAAGGAGGCGGCATGAGCCCGAAGCGAATTCAAATGCGGCGGGACCGGCCTTGGCGGTGTGACGCACCAGGCGCGGTGAAAATCGACCGCAGCACCAAATGGGGCAATCCGTTCAAGGCCGGCGCGGATCTGCCCGGCATGCCGGGCCAGAAAATGGACGCGGAAGACGCGTGCCAGTGTTTCGAGTTTTTCACGATTCCAACGCTTCCCGTTCATGAGCTCATCGGCAAGGACGTTGCCTGCTGGTGCGCATTGGATGCGCCCTGCCATGGCGATGTTTTGCTGAAATATGCCGCGCAGCTAAAGCCTTATTCAGACGAAGGCGTGGAGGGGCAATTATGACTTTCTTCATCGGTTTCCGAAAGTTCATAACGCAGCAGATCGGCAATTCGTTTTTGGGTCCAGCCAGCTTTCAGGAGCACCTCAAAGCGCGGCTCCATCAATTCCTCATCTATTCTGGAACTGAGCTTTTCTATCTGTTCGACGGTTGTTTTGAGCGATTGCGTCATTTCTCCTATGTCTGGACCCGGTCCCTCAACGAGTTCCAACCACTCATTATAACTAGAAATGGAGTTGTTCACCAGCTCCATCCAAGTGTGAACGTCCGGGTCTATAGTTTCTGGGAACACTACCGGATGAAACCATACTGGCCTCAGAGCTTCGAAGTTTGGTGGTTGTCGGCTAAGATGGGATCGGTGAGTTTTGAGCGGATCAAGCAGTATTTTCAAGGCTCTATCAGCGGCCCCACACCACTTCAATTCATATATCGTTTGAACGACGTCGCGCTTGTTTTCCAGCGCCGTCTGAAGTGCAATCTGTTTTCGGATCTGCCAGACGGTCACGCTGGCACCGGCAAGTGCCAGCAGCCCGGCAATCAGTGTTTGCCAACTGTAGAGAAAGCAATTGAAGTCGGCGGCAACGCAGCTCTTGTCGAGCGAAATGGAGAAACTTCCCTCGGACACTTGCAGGAGCAGCATACAAACAATTGCAGCGGTCGAGCAGACGATGACAATTACCGGTTTGGTGTCGCGATCTATCACTCAGTTGTTCCTTTGTCTCTGCACAACCTGGCAGGTGCCCGGCATGGATTTCAAGCCTTTCGGTGGGAAAAAGGCGTCAGAACTTATTGGCCCATCTGTTCTGCAGTTAAGGTTGACAGCTTTCACTTAGACGTAAGTGATCGCGGCGGCCACCTCTGGCCGGACGTTCGTTGGTTTGTTCGTTTGATTAGCCCATATACCGGTCAAATTGGTGGCTGCACTCAAGGTTATTTGGTTCAGGTTCGAACCGGAGAGATTTGCACCGGTGAAATTGGCGTTAGTGAGGTCCGCCGCAGTCAAGTCCGCGTTTGTGAGGTCGGCGCCGGTAAGGTCGGCCTCGGCGAGAAGGGCACCAGTGAGGTCGACGCCTCTGAGGTTGACGCCCGCCAGTTTGGCTCCTGTGAAGTCTGCGCTGGTAAGGACGGACCCGGTACAATCAGCTTCGCCGAAATTTGCGTGCCGAGCTGTTGTGTAAGAGAGATCTGCGTTTGTTATGAACGCAAACGAGAAATTTGCGCGGACAAGATTTGCCGCTTTAAGATCTGCATCGTCAAATTTCGCGCCGGTACAGACGGTCCCCGCCATCTTTGCATTCTTGAAAATTGCTTCTTGAAAGCTGCCCTCGGTCAAATCGGCCTTTGCCATCTTAGCATCGGAAAAATCGGCCTCATTGCAATCGGCGTTCGCGAGGATTGCTTCTATAAGGACTGCCTCCTTAAGCACAGCCTTATGCAAGTAGGTCCCGGTCATGTCGGCTCTGTGGAGGTGGGCCTTAGAAAGCTTGCCGTTAAACAAAAGTGCCTTGGAAAGGCAGGCGGTCTCCAATTTCGCCTCGCTGAGGTCGGCTCCGCTAAAATCAACGCCAGACATATTGGCGCCTTCAAGGTCCGCTTTTCGCAAATCAGTGTTTTTGAGATGTGGTGCCCAACCCGCTTCCAAACTGACGATCCTATCAACCGTATTTCTGAGGTACGTTATGGTCGTGACCGCCTGGTAGGTGACCTCATCCATAAATGGGGGCTGGTGGTTCGGGCTTTTGACTGTTTTTTGCCGCAAATGGCGGTTCTTTTCACGAATGTAAGCAAAGAAAAGCTCCAGAACATTCAGGTAATTTTCCTCCGGCTTTGCAGTGGCCAGTCCGCGCAGCGTTTGGATCCCGGCTATTCGGACATATGGGTGATCGCTGACAAGCAGCTCCGCGCCCTTCTGATGACGGTCGACGTCTTGGCCGCGCTCGGTCAACTCGGTTTGCGTTTTGGCAGCCTTTGCCTGTTGGTCAGCGATGATCGCCCGCCAAATGAGAATAGGGGCACCACCTACAGCCGCTGCAATAAGCACTGCATTTCTGATCACCTCGGAGGCATCTTTGAGGTTATCGATGCCGATGATTACAGAAACCGCAATCCCGCTAACAGTCCCAAAAAACAAAGAAGCGACGCACAGCCAGAGGATGTGTGTCCAAAGCGAATTAAAAAAATTCATAAAGTTGTTCTCCAAAATCGCTGCAACCAACCAGATTTATCTCTGAATTTCAAGCCGTTCTGGCAAAGTGAGGCCTCATGAGCGCCGCGGCGGAAGAATGGGCCGTGCGCGCGGCGGATGCGCTGGTGTGGCCGGATCCGTGTTTGCGGCGGCAGGTGCTGCTGGCGCTGGCCGCGCGCCATGTGGGCGGTGCGTTTCAGCTGGTGTTTGCCGAGCTGGCCGATCACCTGGAGCTGAACGCAATATCGCTCTGGATGGCGCTGATGGAGCTGCGCCGTAAGGGCCTGATCGATGCCCGCTTCGGCCCGGTGATGACCATCACCCTGGCAATTGATTTTCCAACTGACGAACTCAATCAGCCGGCAGAAGTGTCTGCGTTGCCGCGCATGTCCATGGAGGGCGCTGAATGAGCCATAGGGCGACAAATTGGGCTGTAGAGCAGCGCAGTTTGAAACCGGCGACCAAGATAGTGCTTTGGCATCTGGCGGATCGGCACAATCCCGATCATGGCTGTTTTCCAAGTCAGCGGCAGCTTGCCGAAGATTGTGAAATGAGCCGGTCCAGTATCAACAATCACCTGACGATACTGGAGGAGCGAGGGCTTGTTCACCGGGTTCAATCGCGCAACGAAAAGACCTATCAGCAGGAAAACACGCGCTATCTTTTGGCATTTGAAGACGGGTTTCCGGTGAAACGGTCTGTCTGCCAAAACGGCGGAAAACCGCCAAAGCCATGTCCAGAAATTGGACACGGGAATTCAGCCGAGCCCGTGTCCAAAAACGCGGAAATCCCGTGTCCAAAAAACGGCCAATCCCGTGTCCAGAATTTGGACACTAACCCTGTAAGGGAACCAGTAAGAGAACCAGTAAGTGAGAGAGCGCGCGCGAGCGGGGGTGCCCAGACGGGTGATGGCGCAGGTGAGTGCGCGGCCAGGTCCGAAAACGAGCCCATGGATGCGCCGGAGGCTGAAACCGTGACCCGGGACACCTGGAAACGGCGTTTGAAAAAAGCCCACAAGGATTGGCCAACCTTTGTCAGTGACAGCGAAGACGCGGCGGAAAAGGAATGGTTTGCGCTTGCGGAGGCCGATCGGGAGAAGGCGGCCAGCCTGATGGCGGTTTATGTCCACGAAGTGAAGGCCAGCGGGCGCAAGATGTTTTGCACCTTTGCCGTCTACCTGCGGGAAAAGCTCTCCGAAAAGGCTTTGCGGTCAAGCGGCGCATCGAGCGTCTTGGCGCGGCCTTACGGCAAGGCCTGGGGCGCATTGCGGTTCGCCGATCTGATGCGCGAGCCCTATGGCCATTTCCCGCCGCCGACCCGGTATTTGCAGCAGCTTCTGGCCGCGGGCGGCGAGATGGCCGAGGCCGAGCGGCGCCGGCGCACGGCCGAATATGGCTGGCCAAAGGTCAACACGCTGCACCTTGATGCGCGCAACCGCCACAAGGGCGCGCCGGCGGATCCGGAATTGGCGGAACTCTTGCAGGCCTTCGACAAGGTGGCCAAGGGATCTGCGCTTTATCTCGCCTGGAAGGCGCTCCATGAGCGGCGCGGCTGGCCTTGGTTCGGCGCGGACCGGGATCTGCCGGATTGGATCTACATGCCCGCTCCATCAGATCCGTTCGAGAACTATGAAAGCCTGGACGAGGCGGTGAATGCCGCGCTTGCCCGCATTGAAAATGCCCATGCTGAACTCCAGAAAAACGAGGCCGCCGAATGAGCAAGCTGCACAGGATCCCCGTCACGGACGCCTTGAAGGTGAACTATGATTTGTTGCGCTCATTGGTCGGTGTTCAGGGCATAGACTGGATTGTCGTGCGCTCCAATCCCAATTGCGAGAGCCGGGCGGCCGAAAGCCTGTCTGCGGCCGGGCTGATTGCCTGGCTGCCGATGCTTCCCGTCCTGCGTAAGAACAGCCGCACGCGCAATGAATTCGACAAGTCTCGGCCGCTCTGTACGCGTTATCTGTTCGTTGCGCTTGACCGGTACAAGGGACAATCCACAAGTGAAGTTGTGGTTTGTGACGGCGTTGAAAAGGTGCTGTCGTTCGATGAGGAAAACCGGCCGCACATCGTGCCGAAGGCGCAAATGCGGGTGATTGTCGAGCAATGCTGGAATGCGATCACGGAAGGAAATTTGAGCAAAGTCAAACACTTCGACATCGGCGCGGTGTTTGGATTGCTGGCCGATGAGTTTGACGGCGTGACGGGAACGGTGACCGGATACGATGAGGCGAAGGGGATTGTCGAAGGGCTCGTTCCCATGTTCGGACGCGAGATGGCGGTGAAGGTGGCGGTTGACAAGGTGAAGGCGGTTCACGGATAGTCTGCCGCAGGATGACCCGCTGGATCCTATGGGCCTGGACTGTCCCCCTGGACGTCACACCAAACAGAGCGACCAAGCAGCGGACCCAGCCAACGAAGACGCCGGATCGGGCGGAGTTGGCGCGAAGGGCATCTATGGGAAAACATCACATTCGTTTTTGTCTGGGTGGAGCAGTCCGGTAGCTCGTCAGGCTCATAACCTGAAGGTCGCAGGTTCGAATCCTGCCCCAGCAACCAAATCAAGCCCGCTTCAGAGCGGGTTTTTTCATGTGGGGTGACGTGTGGTGGATCATATCAGCGGCAGGATGGGCGAGGATTTACCGTGCAGTATTCCACACCGGGCACAAGAAGATTACGGAAGGCACGGAAGACTGTCAGTGGCCAGCGCTGATGACAGCAGTAGTGTTCTGGAGCGATGGGTCTGTGGCGGTCAGTTGCCAGAAACCGCTTTCTTAAACGCGAAGGATCTTGGCGATGTCAGAACAACCGTTGACGAATTGGCCGGAGCTCCAACAACCTTGACTTCGAATGCACCAATCCCGAACGCAGAGTCTGCCTTTTTGACAGAGAGCTGCAATTTCTCGTTGCTGTCGCTGGTCTTTCTGTTCGCCATTGTTTCCACCGGGCTTTCAACTTCACTCATCGTTTGACCCCCGTCTCATATAGACACTCTAATCTTGGCATCAATAAGTTTTCAAATCCTAACCAGGAGGGTTGCTTTTTAACGTTTCGGCAACTTGTTGAACTGTCAGTATCTTTCGCAGTGGCCAGTACAGGGCGTCTGCCACTGAAAAAACGATCTCCTTGTCCCATGTCTCTTTGAAAACGTTTCGGGATTCGCTGTCTACGGACAAGAAGCCAATCACGGTTTCCGGGCGGACCTGACCGCTTACTGTTGGACCCTGGCGAATGACGCATGTGAGACAACTTTTGTAGGGCAGGGGCCAACCTCGACCGTTCAAGAAGTTGAAAATCGAGTACTTCCAGCGGTTTCCATACTGGCTGTCATAAGCCGTCATGCTCGTGGTCTTGAAGTTGTCCTCCTTCAGGAGGTCGTTTGAAAAGAAATGCCAACGATCTGGGCTGGCATCATCGCAGATAGCCGCGAATTGCGGGTTCTTCTCATGTGGATCGTGGTTGGCCGTTATGCGCTTTTGATCGTGATCGTGCAGCGACCTGGCAGAAGCGGTGTCCCGCTGAAACGTGTAGAAATACAGCTTTTGTTCGCCATCGTCTGATACGAGTGAGTAGATCAATTTGATACAGGACCGGCATCGTGTACCGGTCAATGATGTGAAGGTGACGGACATTTGGTCCAGAATGGAGCAGAACTTTTCCCGTACGTGTTCCAAAAACATCTCGTACTGATCGATTGAGGCGTGTTCTTTGGGCCCCCATTCGTCGATGTAGGTTTCAAGATCCCTGAGTTGATGAGAGATGCTGTGCAGGTAGCCTGTTATATTGGCGTATTTTTCCTTTCGCATCGTCTGGAGCTGCCGGAAAATCGCAAACAGGATGATGATCAACGTCAAGAACAGAACATAAATGGTCGGCCAGACGGAGACAGCGTTTTGTTCGCCGACGAAGATCTCAAGCAATGACCACCCTGATATGTAAGTGGCGATAATGCCGGCAAATCCGAATACCCAGCCGATGAACCTGGCCAGTCTCGTATTAAAAAACTCAACCATATTAGCATCGTCACATTCAAAAGGACCAAGGTCGCTTTGCAGCGGCCATCAATCAATCACCTGAATATCCATCTGAAAGAAAAGAGATCCCCGGTGCCCCTGCGGCATATCAGCAAAGGTTGCATTTGGAGTCAATACGCGGATGCGGTGTCAATGGGGTGAGACATGCACATATCTTGGTCAGACAGCTCCGGAATAGATCATCTGGATCGCGCTTTGTCGAAACTCTCCGGCAAAATGATCCGGCAGATCGGATCACGAGCATTGAACCGGGCTGGCAGTCAGGGCCGCACGAAGGCAGGCCGGGCGCTGGCCAAGCAAACCGGGCTGAAGGCGCGCACGATCCGCCAGGCCATGAAACCGATCCGGGCATCGGCGTTCAATCTGGAATATCAGATCAAGGCGTTTGGGGGTGATGTTGCCCTGAAACACTTTGCCGCCCGCGAAACGCGGCGCGGCGTGAGCGCTGCCCCGTTCGGGCGGCGGCAAGTCTTTACCGGCACGTTCATGAAAGGCGGCCGTTTCCCGTCGCGTGTTGATCTGGGCCTTGGCGGTCAAGTTTTTGCTCGGGTCGGAAGTTCCAAATTCCCGATCGAGAAACAAAGGTCCGGGGTGGTTATCCCGGCGGAGATGATCAAGGGCGAAAGCGCCAAGGCGTGGCAGTCCACGGTCGGCAAGGTGTTGCCGCGCCGCGTTGTTCACGAGATCAAGCGCGCAACGGGCAAAGCTTTCGGGTGATGAGCAGAAGGCGAGGGCGATAAAATCAAGCATGCGGACTCACACCAACCGAAAAAGTGGTTGACTAAAAAGAAATGACAATTTTTAGTAGAAATGACGTAGATGTTGTTAAGGTCTTTTTAGATCGTTTTCGTCTTTGTATTTTGGAATAAGCGCATTCAGTAAACAAGCGCTGATTTCATTTTGCAAACGAGGCTGTTAGCCGGTTTGATTTCTCCGGAACGATCATTTCATTAGCAATTGAGCGTATTGGAGGGCATCTTGAACACATACTCTATTTCCGCACAAGGCACGAATTTCATAAAGCAATTTGAAACGGGATTGGATTCTAATGGAAATTTACTTCCTCAGGGTCAGCCGGCACTTGTAGCGTACTTGGACGATAGCAATGTTTGGACAATCGGCTGGGGTCATACAAGAGGTGTTCAGCCTGGAGACACAATTACATTAAGTCAGGCAGAGGACTTATTGAGTCAAGATATCGAAAGCATCGTCGGGCCAGAACTTACGCTGCTTGCGAACGCGCATGACGCCATTGGATGCACGCTGCAACAGCACCAAATCGATGCTGTTGCATCGTTGATTTTTAATGCGGGTTCACTTCGAGCAAATGGCCCCGGGTCATGGCAGGCGCTGCTCGAGGGCAATTTCGATACATTTCTTATTGAAGCTTCTGAAATTCGAAACGGTCGGAAAGATGGTGAATTGGTTCCGTTTTCGGGGCTTGAAGATCGGCGGGCAGACGAAGCGGAGATGTTTGTTAAGGCCGACTACTCGAGAACGTTTGACAATTCGGCTGGCAATCCCGGATCGAAGGGAAACCCTTATGCCCCGGGAAACTATCTAGGAAACAAGAGCAACCCTCAGGGGATTCCAGCAGATTGGCAGGTGAGTGACTGCCAGGGTCAGAGCGTTGCTCTCGTAATCGATCTGAGCGGTTCAATGGGCAATGATCTTGCCAGCGTGAAGTCATCTGCTCTTGAGCTGATCAACGCAATTTTCGGAACTGACGCTGCTCCAGTCGCAAGCCGGTTAGGCATAGTTACTTTCAACAATACAGATTCCATCCAAATCGTGCTGCCGTTCACGGAACAAGCAAACATCTCAGATCGCAAAAGCGCAGCAATCGACGCGATCAACGGTCTTGCGATTCTGGGGGGAGGAGCGGAGCCGTTGAACGGCGCTCTATTAACAGCATTGCGCGGTGATATCGGCTCATGGCGGACAGGAACCAACAAGATTATTGTTTTTACTGACGAGCCTGCTGCGGATCCGGAACTTCGGGACGATGTTATTACGCTTGCCAACGATCTCGGGGTTCAGATCCCACAACAGCAAGCGCTTCCAATTGATCTGGCGCCGGCGGCGAATGACGGTTCTGTTGTATCGGTTCAGATCCTGCCGGTATTGATCGGGGGTGGGTCGAGCGCACGTTCAGACTTGGAAGAACTGGCTAGCCGCACGGGCGGACAATTGTTTCAATCAACAAACGCTGCAGAGTCAGCCGCTGTTCTTATTGGTGCAATCCAATCCACGTCCACGGTAACTGACGGCGATGATATCTTTACCATCGTAACAGGTATTGCCCGTTTAGACGGTCAGAAGGGAACTGATGTTGTCACGATATCCAGCAATCTGGCTGATGTTTCGCTTTCAACTAACAGGATTGGTGAAATCGTTCTCGAAGACAATGATGGGACGTCTGTCATACTGGAGAATATCGAGTTTGTTCTCGCGAACGACGGGATGATTATGGTCGCTCCGCCGGAAAGAGCGTCCTTCGATGAGGCTTTCTATTTGTCGCTGTACAGCGATGTTGCTAGCGCGGTGGGAACGAGTGGCGGTTTTGAATCCGGCCTGGCTCACTACTTGCAGTTGGGCATTTTTGAGGGGCGTCTGGGGGCTTTTCCTTTCAACGAAGAGTTCTACCTTAACGAGAACGAGGACATATTGGCAGCGGTGCAAGCGGGTTCGTTTTCGTCTGGAAAAGAGCATTTCATTCTGCACGGAATGTTTGAGGGCAGAGATCCCGTGTCTCTGTTTGACACAGAGTACTACCTAGATCAGAACTCGGATGTTGAAGCGGCAGTAACTGCGGGTGCAATCACCGCATACCAACACTATCTTTTGAGTGGCTCCCAAGAAGGGCGGCGACCGTCAAATCTGTTCTCTGAGGGTGACTACTACAGCGTAAATCAGGATGTTGCGGTTGTTGGGATCGATGCGTTCATCCATTTTTATGGCATGGGCGTCGCCGAGGGCCGGTCGATCTCGGATCCAGATCTACTTGGTCTGTAACTTTTCAGCTGTATTGGTTGAATAAATCGCTGTTTCTAAGAGTTGATAACTGAGCAGTGATCAACAGCCGTTTTATGCGCTGAGACAGAAACGTAGCGAATTTGCTTAGGGACCGTTCTCGTTAGACTTACCGCTGCGGGCGAAAAGCTCCCGGGATTTCATCAGTCTGACCCTAAATTTGAAGCCTAAAGTCTAAAGTCCTGACTAAAGAACTAAAGTTGAGAACTTGAGGAGCGGGCCGGTGGAACAAGCCGTACCGGAACTCATGAGCAAAGGTGACTTTGCGAAACTGATCAACGTGTCTGCCGGGCGCGTTTCCCAATACATCTCTGAGGGCAAGCTCTCGGGCGATGCGATTGAGGGAGAGGGGCGCCGCGCAAAAATTCGCACCGGCCCGGCACTTAGGCAACTTCAGCTCAAGCTCGACATCTCGCAGATGCTCGGGAACGGCTTGGACACGCGGCTTGATCCGCAAACTATGCCGGCGGCAGCGTCAGACAATGCCTCATACGCTTTGCCGCTTGGGGCGCCGAAAGCTCCGACAGTGTCGCCCGACAATCGGGATCGTGCTCCGACAGTCGAGGAACGTCTAAAAAACGAGAAGCTGTTCCAGGCTCAGATACGAAGCCGCAAGGAAGCGGAAGAGGACGAGAAACGGAAAGGCCGGTTCACTGAAACCGATAAGGTCGAGGCGCAGATGGCGCGTCTTTTGTCCAAGATGATCCAGACCTACGAGGGCTCCTTGCCTGACCTTGCGAATGCCATTGCGGAGAACTTTGAGGTGCCTGCACGTGATGTTCTCCATTTGCTGCGCGGTGAATTCCGGAGCGTTCGGGAAAGAGCTGCGGAGCAGGCACGACGCGAAGCCGAAGAGCTTCCGTCAACCGTTGAAACAGAAATCGCGCAGTAGGTCGGCATGACCTCTATGATTGTTCACACCGCTAACGCTGAGCGTTTGGCGGAAAAGGTATTTGCTGTGGTTGTCAAACCGGCGCCACCGGTCGATTACCTTAAATACGCTGAGGAGAAGGTATCCTTTTCGGAGCGGGAAAGCCCGTTCCCGGGCCCCTATAATCGAGAGATATTCGTCTATTTTGATGAAATTCTCCGGGCTCTGTCACCTGATGACCCCTGCAGGATTGTAACACTTTCCAAGTCCGCTCAGCTGGGTGGCACCGTCCTCGCCAACATCTTCATTTGTGGATCGTTGGAGTTGGATCCCGGCGACATCATGATGACGCATCCCACCGAAGGGAATGCGAAACGCTGGTCGCGGATGAAATTTGCGCCGATGTTGCGCAACTCGGTTTCACTGCGCGCTCTATTTCCGGTTGGTGGGGGAGACGGCGCAGACAGTGTTCTTTACAAGGAGCGGAATGACGGTCGGGGTGCAATCCAGATTTCGGGCGCAAACTCCTCCTCCGCTCTGTCTCAGGTTTCTATGAAACGTCAGGTCCAAGATGACCTGGCCAAATGGGAAACGAACACCGGTGGTGATCCGGAAAGCCAGGCAGATAGCCGCTCGCAAGCGTTCGAATTTGCCAAGATATTCAAGATCTCGACACCGCTGGTTATGCCGGGGTGCCGGATCACTCGATCCTTTGAAGAAGGCAGTCAGGAACTCCCTTATGTGCCGTGTCCGCATTGCGGGCATATGCAGGTGTTGGAATGGGAGAATATGCTTGCCCATCTGGATGAGGATCATCCGGAGAAAGCTTGTTTCCATTGCATAGACTGTGGCGCTGCGATCCAAGAGCACCATCGTCCGAAAATGCTAAAGGGAATTGATTGGGTTGCACAAAACCCGAAGGCAAAGCGCCACCACCGTTCGTTTTGGATCTGGAGCGCCTACAGTTATCTACAAACGTTTGAGCGAATTGCTCGCGCATGGATAAAGGCCAAAGGCGATCCAGCTTCCGAGCAGACATTCTTAAACGACACCGTTGGCAAGGCCTACCAAACACAGGGTGAGGCACCGCCTTGGGAGAAGCTCAGGGACCGTGGTGCAACATCAGACTATCCCCGCGGTCGTATTCCAGCCGGGGCGTTGGCCATTACCATTGGCATTGACTGTCAGGAAGATCGTGTTGAATGGCAAGCAGTCGGTTGGGGACGGAACCGCGAGCGGTATGTGATCCAGTACGGCGTTTTCCCCGGCCACATTTCGGAAGACGCTTGCCGGGAAAAGCTGGATGCGCTGATCAAGCAAAGATGGCCGAACGCCTATGGCCGAAAGATCGCCGTCGATCGGGTTGGAATCGACGGAAACGCATACACAGAAGATGTTTGGGATTGGGTGAAGAAGCACCCGGCGAGCCTGGTGATGATGGTTCGCGGGAACAATTCTGACAACGCTCCGCTGATCATGCCGGTCAAAAAGGAGCGGCACAAAAAGACCGGCAAGATCCTGAAGTGGTCGAAGCGTTTCTATTCATTCAACGCATCGGTCATGAAGATGGCGCTTTATCGAAACTGCCGGAAAGAAGATCCGCTCGAAACTGGTTATGTGTCCTTTCCGTCGGGATTGGACGATGAGTACTACCGGCAGCTGACTGCTGAGCGCCGGGTTGCCAAGAAAAACAAAGACGGTTTCGACGTTTACAACTGGGAAAAAGATCCCACCCAAGCCAACGAGGCACTAGACACCATGAACCAGGCGGAGGCTGCGGCCGTCCGGTTCGGTGTTCGCGATATGCCGGATGCGTTGTGGGTCAAGTACGAAAGCGATCGCGAAACCTATCCGGAAGAAGCACAGGGCGACTTGGAAGACCTGTTCAGCCAACCGACTGAGCAGGCGACCCCAGAGCCGACCCAAAAACCGAAATCTGACACCAGGCGCAACAAATGGCGAAAACGAACGGGCTGATCGATACGCAGGGCAATCCTCTGCGTGCTCGCGCAAGCCAAAGGCCTGTCGCCCGCTACATGCGTGACACCAGTTCGGGCGTTATTGCATCGCGTATGGTCCCGCTGATCGAGAGCCGGGATGATATTCGCGCGTCCTGGCAGAGGTCCGCGGCTCTCGCTCTTGACCTGATCAAGAACTCGGGCCGGCTTCGAGGTGCTGCCGATCAGGTCATTGCGGACACCGTTGGCACCGGTTTGAAACTATCGCCAACTCCAGATTTTACCGGCATGGGGTGGTCTGATGACCAGATCCTGGACTGGAAGAAGATCGTCAAAAAACGTTGGGCGCGTTACCGGGCGAGTGCCAAAGAAGTCGATTTTCGCGGCAAGTTCTCTCTCAGCCAACTGACTGACATTGCCCTGCGTTACAACATGGCATACGGCGAAGTCACCGGGCTTCTGGAGTATATGCCTGCGAGTTTTCGTCGTCGTTACGGGATCAAGACCGGCACCAAACTATGCCTGATCCCGCCGCACAGGCTGGTGCAGGACACCAATGAGACGGAAAATCTGTTCCAGGGTGTCTATCAAGACGAGAACGGGCGGCCGATCGGTTATCTGTTCCAGGAGCGGCTAAACGGGTTCACGTCGAAGACCCGTTATGATGCATTCGATCGAAGAGGCCGTGCAGCGGTTTTGCATGTCTTTGACCCGCAGGACGCCTTGGATGTGAGAGGCATTTCCGTGCTGGCATCAGCGTTTCGCTCGCACATCCAGCATGAGAAACTCAATGACGTGACGCTGCAAACGTCCATTTTACAGAACATTTTTGCCATTACGCTCACAAGCGACAAGCCGACAATGGAAGCGTTTGAAGCGTTGGAAACGCTAAAGAGCGAAAATGTCAAAGGCGCTGACGACTACGCGGAGCAGTATGTCGATTATCTAAAAAGCAATTTGGAGTCAGCGGCGGAACAGGAGATCATGGTTGGAGACAGTCCGCAGATCTCGCAGCTAGTGCATGGCGAGGAACTGAAGTTCCAAACCTCCGGCATACCAGGTCCCCAATACTTTCCGCTTTCCAGCGATCTTTCGCGGATAACGGCTCGGGCCATAGGCATCACACACGGATCATTCACACTCGACCATAGTTCTGCGACTTACTCGTCCGTGCGTATGGATAACTCTTCGATTTGGCCGGTGGTCGAGCGTCGTCGCGATCGGTGCGCTGTTCCGGTGGAACGCCCGGTCTATGAAGGTTGGCTGGACGAGGAGATTTTCACCGGCAACATCCCGTTCAAAGACGGTTACCGAGCCTTCGATGCCAATCGTGAAGCTATCCTTCCGGCAAGCCTTCATGGCCCAGCGAAGCCGACTGCTGACGATGGCAAAAGCGCAAAAGCGGCCACCGAACGTTTGGAAAACGGTACAAGCTCCGTGGAGCTGGAGTCTGCTGATCTTGGAATAGATTCTGAGGACCTGTTCGATCAGCGGTTAGATTTGCACCGGCGATACATTGATGCTGGCATGGACTCGCCGTACGCAAGACGTGGACGGGGTGCGAACGAGCCAAAGAGCGGAACCGCACCTGATCAAGAGGATCCGCAATCATGACGGTTTCCACGATGATTGATATCGGCGGGGAGCTTGTCGATCTCACCAAGCCTTGTGACATGGTGTTGGCGCTCAAAAAACAGCGGCTTCTCGTCTCACTCGGAAAATCCGTGCTCATCATTCGACTGGGCAGTGAAGAGGTTACCTACAACCGGGCAAATCTCGCAAAACTCGACGCTCTGATCGCCGAATATCAGACGGGATGCGATCGCGCGTCAGGCAACATAAAGCGCGGTCGCGCCCGCAGTATTCGCTGGGTTTAACCAAGGAAATCAAATCATGCCGGTCTACGAAAACGGCGAACTCGTGCTTTACGGGTTCGTTGGAGAAAACCTGTGGGATGAGGGCTTTACAGCGCGTGAAGTGATCACTGCACTTGCTGAGCACGGCTCCCAAAATGATCTAACGGTTCGCCTTAATTCCGGAGGTGGCTACGTTGATGATGGCCGGAGCATCTACAACGCCTTGAAGGTCCATGGGGGCGACGTCACTGTCTTTGTCGACGGCGTTGCGGCCTCTTCTGCCAGCCTGATTGCCATGGCTGGTGACAAGATCGTTATGCGGTCCGGCGCTCTCATGATGATCCATGACCCGGCAACGATCACAGTCGGAACAGCTGATGATCATGATGTTTCAAAACAAGCCTTAGAGCGAACAGCAGAGTCGTTTGCGGACACCTATGCGGCACGATCCGGCAATGACGCAAAAGACGTTCGTGCTGCCATGAAAGCCACGACCTGGATGACCGCCGATGAGGCGGTTGCGGCCGGATATGCAGATGAGGCTGATGCTGAAACGGCAAAACTCGCAGCGTCATTCGATTACAGATTCTATGCCGGCGCGCCGGAAGACCTCACACAACTAGCGAAGAGCAACGGTTGGTCGCTCAAGGCCACCGAACCGGCGGCGTCCGCTGCCACAACCGGCCAAAAGGAGACAGATATGGCTGATCCAAAACCGGCGGACGGCAAATCCGCCGACACCGACAATGAAGTTTCCGATGCCGTTGCGAAGGCAACGGCTCGGATCCAGGCGATCCTCGGTTGCGAAGAGGCTGCTGGTCGAGAGGCGCTCGCACAGGAGTTTGCCTATCGAACAGAGTTGACCGCAGAGCAGGCGATCAAGGCTTTGGCGACCGCGGCGAAAACTTCCAACAGTGATGTTGCTGGAGGCGGTGGCATCGATGAAGAAGCCTACGAACGTGAACGGCTTCTTGGAAGCGGTCAGGGCAATCCTGGCGGCCAGGCGCCACCAGCCAAAGCGGCTTGGTCAACTGCCGTTGCAAATACCAACAAGCGTTTCAAGTAAGGAGCTGTTTAGATGACTGTCCTCACCGAAAAGGCAGGGCCTGGCTCCTGCATCATTATGGAAGGTGAACACGGTTACAGCCGTGACACCGGCACGGTCATTGTGCCGAACGAGCAAACATATCTCGCCAACACAGTTCTTGGGCAGGTCACGGCCAATAAGAACTATGTCCAGTGGGCTCCGGGGGCAGCTGACGGATCGGAGAGCGTCGCAGCAATCCTGATCTATCCGGCTTCCGGTACTTCTGAAAAATCGCTTCTGGTTCGCTTGAGCCAGGTGAAATCGCAAGATCTGGTGATGCCCGAAGGTGCAACGCCCGCTCAAATCGAAACTGCGCATGCCGAGCTCGAAGTTCTCGGCATCATTGTTCGCTAAGGAGACCCACCCATGGCATCCATGGATATTTTCAACAATGATGCGTTCCGCATGATTGAGCTGTCTGAGGCTGTGCGTGAAATCGAGTATGTTCCGCAGCTGCTTGCGACGATTGGTTTGTTTGAGGAAAAAGGTGTCTATGTGCGTGACATAGGCATTGAAAAGAAGGGCCAGACCCTCAGCCTGATTCCGACATCAACGGATGGTGAGGCGCCTCGCCAAAACTCAGCCAACAAGGCGAACATTCGTAATTTCCGCACGCAGCGTTTGACGGATGCCTTCACCTTGACAGTCTCAGAAGTGGCTGGGATGCGGGCTTTTGGCACCGAAAGCGAGCTTCAGGTCGTTATGAACGAATACGCCGAGCGCATGGGCGAAGTCCGGGACAACATGGATCTTACCCACGAGTTCCACCGCCTCGGCGCCCTTCAGGGCAAGCTCCTTGATGCCGATGGCACGTCGATCATCTACGACTACTTCGATGAATTTGGCATCAGCGAACCAACACCAATCAACTTCGAGCTCGGTACCGCATCGACCAAGGTCCGCCTGAAATGCGCGGAACTCAAACGGAAGATGGTCCGGGCGGCCAAAGGCGCTATGACTCCAGCAACAAGCATTCACGCTCTTTGTGGTGATGAATGGTATGACCAGCTCATCGAGCATGATGCTGTCAAGCGAACCTATGAAAACTGGGCAGCTGCCGCCGATCTTCGTGCTGACCGCACTTTTGAGTCGTTCCCGTTCGGCGGCATTGTGTTCCACAATTATCGCGGGACAGATGACAACAGCGAAGTTGCGATCCCGGTGGGAGAGGCAAAGTTCTTTCCTCGAGGGGCTCGCGGGGTGTTCAAGAAATACCTGTCACCGGCAAATGAATTTGCGCCTTTCGTAAATACGAAGGGGCAAGAGACCTACGCCCTCAATATTGAGGACAAGGATCGCCAATCCTGGGTGAAAGGAGAGTTGTACTCCTATCCGCTCTACATGTGCGCGCGGCCGGAAGTTCTGCAAAAAGCCGCCTAACCCTTCTTCGAAGAACGGCTCCAGTGGGGCCGTTCTTAACCTTAGGATGAGCGACATGAAATACTCAGTTTCGCATAAGGGCGAAATTGCCCAAGCAGTTAAGATCTTTGGTGGAACGAAGACAGTTAAGCCGGGAACCAAGAACCTGGTTGTGGATCTTCCAAAGCAGCTGACCGAGGAACAGGTCGAGCACTATAAAGCGCGCGGTGTGACCTTCCAAAAAGGGGCGGCGAAGGCCAAGGCCAATCAATCGACCACCAAAAACGGGAAGACCAAAACAGGGCAATCTGACCAGAACATCACAGCTTTGAAAGCCAAAGTGGAGCAAGCTGAGAAGGCTGTTGCAGCTGCGAAGACGGATGAGACGAAGGCCAAAGCGCAGGAGTTCCTGGACGAGGCAAACAAAGCACTGACTAACGCACAGTCTGGCTCATAAGGTTGTCATGAGCAGTCCGTTCGACGGTTTGCGAGACGCGGTCACGGCAGAGGTTGACCTCGTCTTTGCCGAGACCCTTCGCATTACCTTCATCAAGGACGGTCGGTCTGATCCGGACCGCCCCGCTGTTGAAATTTCTGCAGTGTTGCGAACGCATGACCAGGAAAGCCGGTCGTTCAGCGGCGGTGCATCCAGGGACTTTCAAAGCGAACACGCTTCCGGTGGTGCGGTCCTTCGTATCGATCGCGCAAAGTTTCCAGATCTTCCCTTTAGAAAGCGGGATCTCGTCCAGGCGCTGGATCGTCCAGGCACACCGAAGTTTAGCGTTTTAAGTGTCGACACGCGCAACCATGTGCGTCTTATCGTGGAGCTTGGTGAAGCATGAGCCTTTGCAGAATTGCTATTCGGCGGGCCTGTGTGCTGGCTTTGAAGGGGCGCACACTGGCTGGCGACAATGTGCTTGATAGCGAAATCGGGGCAGTGGACACCGACCCGGCCGGCAATTTGTCGGTTTCGGGTGAGGGTAGGTTCATCGCCGTTTACACCGATCAGGCTCAAGGTGGTTCTGGCATGCCTGGCGCGCTCTATGAAAATGGCGAGCTGCTGGTAAGGATTGAGTTCGGCATAACTGAGCGGATGGTGGTCGAAGAAGAAGACCCGGACAATCCGGGAGAGATGATCCGTTCTGTCGTATCCGGGATCCCGTTCACAAGTGCCGCTGCGGAGACCTATCTCGATCTTGTTGGCCGGCAAGTTATCAGTGCGTTGTCTCATCCAGAAAACGAGGCTGCTGATGTTTTTCGCGGGCTGTTCCAATCTGATGTCCGGATTGATCGCCGCCGTGAAAGCGATGACAAGGGGCAGGCGGTTGCTGCACAGCAAATCGCACTGACGGGCACCCTCTTACCGGATCCAATCAGCCTGGACGATGTTCCGGTAGAAGCGCCATTTGCCCGGTTGTTGGCTCTATTGGACGCCGGCACAGGTGATGATCAGCGCATTGCAGCGTTGATGCGCGATGAATTGAAGGCTGAGACAGAGCCTTGGGAGTTGGCGCAGGAGCGGCTTGGCCGAACAATGCGCGAGCTTCTCGGCGTTGGTCTTGGTCCGATTGCTGGTGATGTCGATCGAGCAACACCGGAAATGACCGAGGCTGTGTTTGATATCCCTGGTCATGGAGAAACCGTCCTGGTGGAGCCATCAAGTGTTTGATGTCATCCTGGCCATGAAAACCGATCTTGAGATGCTCAAGACGGCTTTTGGTAATGCGCTGAAAGTTGGGCCAATCGCGGAGCTTGACGCCCGAAAAGGGTATCGGCTGAAACTCGGTGAAGAGGACGGCGAGCCCTATCTGTCACCATGGTATCCCCACCCTGAATCGGGCGGCCAGACGTTGAGCTGGGTGCCACTTTCCAAAGGTCAGATCGTAGGCGTCCTGAACCCTGGGGGCGACCCCAATCAAGGGATCCTACTACGGGGTGGTTTCAGTGGTGAAAATGGCCCGCCAAGCGAAGACCTTTTGGCAAATGTGTTCAAGGCGTTGGGTATCGAGATTTCCATGAAAGACGGTCTTTTGAAGGTTGTCGGAAACGTTCTTGTCGAAGGGAACGCCGACTTCAACCAGGGGCATTTGAAGGCTCAAGGCAAGAATGTTGGCCACGACCACGGCCACGTAACGGCGCCACCCGGGCCGCCAGGACCACCGGTCTAAAACTAGGAGAAATCATGGACAAGATCGAATACCGGGTCCGCGCCGGTGTGGACTGGGTCAACGGCACGCGCGTGCCTGATGACCGAAGAGTAAAACTGACCGCTTCCGAGGCCCTTTATGATCAGGGACTTGGACGCATCGAGCCGGTTGCGGAAAAGTCGAAATCCCGCAGAAAAAAGTCGGCAGATCCAGAAGACGTTTCAGTCCCTGAAGCGGGTTCTGATGGCTGATATTGACCGGAGAACCGGTCAAGTGATCGACAACCTGGCATCAGCCTTTCAGTCGGTTGAGATCATTTTGTCCACCCGCATCGGCAGCCGGTTGATCCCCAGCCGCAGTTTTGGTGCGGGCGTTGTCGAGTTGTTGGGACGCTTGGTGACACCAGCTTTGTTCGCAGCGTTTCGGCAGCTCATCGGGACTGCAATTGACCTTTATGAGCCCCGTTTCAAAGTCAATCGGGTCGGGGTTGATGGGACTGCCGAGGAGCTTCGCCTTGGAACCGCCAGTCTGCTGATCGAGGTTGATTACCGCCCTCGTGGTCAGTTTGGCGATTTCACCGTTGAGCGGACTCTGGGTTTTTCGGTTTCCTTTGCAAATGGTTTGGTGCGGGTGGTTTGATGAACAGGTTTGTTGATATTGATCTGTCCCGTCTTCCGGTACCAGATGCATTGACGCCGCTGGACCATGATGGAACCCTAACCGGCCGCATATCGGATCTGAAGTACAGGTTTGATCAAGCGGAGATCCCTTGGCAAGTCGGTGGGCTTAAAGCCAACCCGTTGGTGATCGTCGAAGAACATGCAACGACTTATGACTTGAACCATGTTGCAATGGTCAATGACGCGGTGCGCGGCACCTTATTGGCGTCTGCCGGTGGCGCAGATCTTGAGCATAAGGCGGCCGAGTTCGGCGTGGTTCGTCAGGTTTTGGTTCCGGCCGATCCGGACGCAAATCCCCCAACAGATGCTGTTATGGAGTCAGATGAAAGTCTGCGCCGGAGACGGCAACTTGCCGTCGAAGCCCTTTCAACAGCCGGGCCGGAGGGTGCATATAAGTTTTTCGGATTGGCCGCACATCCGCATGTGTCAGATGTCGCTGTATTCGATCCACATTCTGAGCTTTGCGGTGATGGTGAAGCGCTTCTGGTCATTGCTTCCAACCAGGGAGATGCGATCCCTACTGATCAGGTTCTGGATAGCGTTGCTGACTTTCTTGATGCGCGCATCATAAACTACGCCGTCACGCCGAAAAGGACGCGAGCAATCGACCGACGTCAAAAGCTTCGGCCCCTGACTGACAAGGTGATTGTCGAAGCGTGTACCGGTCTTGATTACCAAGTGACTGCTGTTCTCAAGGTGCCGTATGGCCCCGGAGTCGACGTTATTCGGGCGGCAGCGGAAGAGCGGCTTTTGGCTTATCTGGAGAGCCGCCGCAAGATAGGCTTTATCGTTTCCGACAGTGCCATTGCTGCGGCCGTCCACGTTGCTGACAGCAATGGTGTTGCCTTGGTCGAAGACGCTGACATCACGATTGAAGTTGAAGGAAGCCATGTTGCTGATGTCATTCCAGAACCCAAGCAACTGGCCCGCGTTACCAGCGTTGTCGTGACGGTTGAGGTGCTTTCGTGAATGCGCCGGTCCTCATTCCTGATCCAACGGCAGTCGAATTCGCCCTTGCGCAGATCGATGCAAACCGCATTTCAGGAATTGACGTCGATATCATCCGGCGGATCCACTCCATTGACAAAACGCCGGAAAGCTTCCTGCCAATCCTCGCTTGGGAATATTCAGTTGACGAGTGGGAACCGGCTTGGCCTATCACCACCAAACGCGCAGTCATCAAGGCGTCTTTTGAGGTTCATCGTTACAAGGGCACTGCCTATGCCGTGGAAACTGCGATCGAGGCGCTTGGTCTGGGTGCCAGGGTCGAAGAGTGGTTTGAATATGGCGGGTCTGCATATCGTTTCCGCTTAACCGTGGACCTCCAACCGGAGGAGCCCTGGACTTCTCAGAGCAGCGACATGCTGGTGCGGACGGGGTTGCGGGCCAAGAACGTCCGGTCTCGGCTGGAGACCATCCGGCTTCGCCGGACAACAGCATCTGATGGTCCGTTCATCGCCGCATTTATACGTGTTCGCCACCTGGCACGAGTTGCGCCGTTTGTGCCGCGTGAAATTGAAATGCGGCCGCACACCTATGTCGCAGCAGCGGCGCGGGTGAAGCAAACCATTCGCCTGCATCCGGAGACCTAATTTATGAGCGTTATCACTACAATCACCGGCCAAAACAAGCTGGCGGCGTCCGCAGCACAGGGTGGGACACCCTTGAGTTTGACGCATATGGCTTTCGGTGATGGCAGCGGGTTTGAAATCACCCCTGTCGAGACAGCGACATCATTGAACAACGAGGTTTACCGAACAGGTCTCCAGAGCGTTGCGGTCGATCCGGAAAATCCAAATTGGCTGGTGTGCAGTGCCGTGGTGCCCAACGAGGCGGGGCCGTTCACGATCCGCGAAATCGGGTTGTTTGACGCTGATGGTGATTTGATTGCCATCGGGTCTTATCCGGCTACTGAGAAGCTGGTGGCAGCGCAAGGGGTTTCAACTTCTTTGGAAGTTGAGATCATCTTGATTGTAAGCGAAACCGCGAACGTGACCATCACACTGTCTGACGACACGTTCGCCACGCAGGTTTGGGTGGCGCAAAACTTCGTGCGCAAGCCCGGTCCCTTTCTTTTCCATGCAATGATCTGAGGTCACGATGGCTGACTATTCAACGCTCACAGCGGCCGAGTTGGTCGCTGATACGCAAACCGCTTTGCCCGGTGCATCAGGCGTGCCTGCGGATAACGCCGGTACGTACATCCTGAATATTTGCAACGACACAGGCGCCGATATCGGTTTTACGGCGATCTATGTGACGGACGGTCCTGCGCCGACAAATGCGCACAAGATCCGCCCGGCGTTTTCTGTCGAGGCGGGCGGTTGGTTGCACATTCAGCCGATTGTCCTGGGCGAAGGCTGGAAGGTCTTTGTGGAAGCGGATGCGGCTTGCGCGGTTCAACTCATCGGAAAGAAGGAGGGCTGATCAATGCGGGAGTATTCGTCAAAGCAGAACGCCGCGCTCAACAGCAGCGGCGGCGGAGCCGGTGTCCTGGCAAGCGGCTCTCCGGTTGGTCCGGGCTCAAATGGTTTTGTGCGCAGAAAGCTGTTCGTGACCGCCGGCGCATACAGTTGGACCGCTCCCCAAACCGGGAAAATCAAGGTCTATGCTATCGGCCCAGGTGGCGGCGGTGGCCAGCGCCGCCCAGGAGCCGGGGGCGGTCTGGCTGAAACTGAAATAGCTGTTGATGCTGGCGATGTCCTATCCGTAACCGTTGGTGCGGGTGGCCCTGGAGCGATCCATAACGTGGATGGCAACAGCGGCGGAACAACGACGGTTGTTTGCGCGGCTCAAGGCTTAAACCTTGTCGCAAACGGTGGAGAGGGCGGAAAAGCCGCTGGTGCTGCGGGTGGCACGGCCACGGGCGGCGATGTCAACCGCACCGGAGGCGCTGGATCTGCAACTGTGGTGCTTGGTGGCGGCTCATCCGGTGGCCCGAGATCTGACGGGTTCGAGGCCGTTGGTGAAGGTGGGTCCGGATGGGGCGGGCCGTCCAACAATGGCACCGGTGCGTCCAGTCATTTCCCCGGCCGCAGTGCGGCATTTACCGAAACAGCAGCGTCGGGCCTAACCGCCCGAGGCGGGATCACCTATGACACAACGTATGGCTATGCCGATCCGTTTGGTCACAGCGCTGACTGGTGGGATCTCCATGACATAGACGGCGGCGGTGGCGCGCGCTCCAAAACGCTTGGTGCCGATGGCGGTACCGGTGCAGGCGGCGGTGGTTTCAGCAGCTTTCAGCAAGGCGGCAATGGCGGCTTTGGCGGCGGTGGTGGCGCGGCCCAAATCGGCGGCCATGGCGGCAATGGCGGTGGCGGCGGTGCGGGAGCCGGAACCACTGGCGGGGCTACTGGTGGCAACGGCGGAGACGGTGCCGTCATCATCTACTTCAATCCGATCTAAGGACGAACACAATGAAGTTTGCACGAATTGCCAGCGGGATTGCGGTTGAAGTCATTTCCTGGGACCCGTCCGGCCGCTATCCAGCCGACTGGGTCTGGGTCGAGTGCCCTGAGAATACGGTGCAAGGTGCGGCCTATGACGGCAACACTTTCACCAATCCGCCGGAGCCGGTCGTAGCCGAACCGGAAACGGAAAGCCGCCGCGAAGTGTCCCCGGTCGAATTCAAGATGCTCTTTACGAGCGCAGAACGCATCGCCATCAACAACAAGCGCAAAGACACCAGCACCGAGAATGAAACCGTCAAGGCAGTCCTTGATGACTGGTACAGCATCGTGGATGATCCGCGCCTGTCCGCGGTCAATCTCCAGCTTCAAAGCACAATTGATGGCGTGAATTTTCTCGTGACTATTGGCATCCTGACGGCGGAACGGGCAGTCCAGGTCTTGGCCGGAGAAATCCAGTGACTTTCCGCTGGCACGCAATGCAGATTGGCCGGGCTTTGTCCCGGCTTTTTAATGCAGTGACGGGCGGCGAGGGCGATACGACTACCTCCGCTTATGTCTACCGGCTGGCGATTCATCGCGGCCGCAAGCTTGGCCTGCCGGGCAGCTGGTGGGTAGCGGTTGTCGATTGGCTCCTACGCGAACCGGGCCACTGCCAGGACGCATACTACTGGCATCTGAAGCGGGATCTCTTTCAAGACGATCTCTGACCAACTTCCAACCAGTCCTGACCTTCATCCCTCCGCCCGCATGGCGGTTTTTTTGTGCCCGCAGCTGCGCCTTGGGCAAGCGCCTTTCTGTGAACTGGAGACAATCTCATGAGTGCACCGACATTCGGTATGCAGTTTTCGCGTCCGCAAGACGAGCCGGTACCGGCGCTTGGTGCGGACTTTTCAAAATGCGTGATCATTGAGACATCTGAAGACGCTTCGCCGACGGAGTTTCCGATTGATGATCCCAAGCGTTTTTCCAGCAGCGATACTGATGCGGTCGAAGCCCTTGGAACGGGGCTTCTCAGGGCGGAAGTCCAGGGGATCAACGACCAGCTGAACAGCGTCAATGCTGGTGCTGATATCACGGTGTTTCGTGTTGCTGAGGGGGCGAACGTTGCTGCGACTGCAGCGGCTATTGCCGAGGTTGTCAATTCGATCACAGACATACCGTCCGCAGTCAATTGCACACCGCGTATTGTCCGGGCCGGACGGACTGCGTGGCGCGTTGATCTTGATACGACCAACCCGGTTGTTGCGGCCCTTGAAGCCAATCTCGGCAAGATCCTGGCCTTTGCGCCGGTGGATGTCGATGACACATCCAGCGCCCTTGCGATCGATGCCCGTGAAACCATGGGGTCGGAGCGTGTCATGCCGATCGGTGTCGCTGCCCGTGTTTGGGAAGGCGAGAACATCGTCACCCGGCCGATGGGATCCCGGGTCGCCGGCATCATGATGCGCGTTGACAACGAGAATGAAGGGCTGCCGTTCAACCCGTTTGCCAACCAGCCGATTTTCGGTCTGGCCGGTTTGTCCCGGAAGATCCCGTTCTCGATGTTGGACGGCTCTGTTGAAGGTCAGCAAATGCTGGCCGCCAACGTGGCGATTGTCGCCGAAGGCGAGGCCGGAGTGGACGGGGCGGTCGCAGATGGCGGTTATCGTTTCATCGGTACCGACAATGCGATGACCGGCGAGCTTTGGGAACAAGCGCACCAGGTCCGCGGCACAGACTACATCGTGACCCAATTCATGCAGATCACGCGTGAGAAGCTGGGCAAGCGGATCACCGCTGACGGTGTTGAGGCGTGGATCAATTCGTTGGCCTTCGCGCTGCGCGATCACAAGGCTGCAGACAATATTCTCGGCTACACGCCCCGCGATCAGATGTTCAAGGCCAATCAGAACTCACCTGAGAAAATCCGTCTGGGTTCGTTGAAGGTCGATATCGGCATTGAACCGGCTCCGGTCTTCAAACTCGCCAGCCATGAGATCCGCCGTTACCGCCCGGCTGTTGAGGGGCTTGTCAACGACATCATCGCCCGCCTCAGCCAGGCCGCCTGATCAGCACTCGATGAGAATTCGTCCTCTCCAGTAACAAAGGAAAGACAATGAATCCCGCACTAACTTTGACAATGATGGATGTGCGCCTTGCCGAGCGTGCCGGATCGAGCCGTCCGTTGAAAGTGTCCAAAATCACCCTGCCGCCTGTCAAATTCATGACGGTCAATCGAAACCCGGGCGGTGGTGCCATGTCCATTGACACGAGCATGCCAAGGATTGAGCCGCTCGCCCCGGGCTTTGACACCTATGGGCCTGACGATGAATTTTTCAGCGTATTGGGTCTAACGGACCGGTGGACCTTCGGCTGTTCGTACAAGAAGCACAACACCCATGAGGTGATCCCTGCAAGGGTCATTATCGAAGGTGTCTTGAACGAATGGGCAATGGGGGATCTGGACACGGGTGAGGCCCAGATCGCCGCGCACGTCTTCACCGAGGTCACCCATTATGAATTCTCTCTCGATGGTGTTGAGCGGTTTTATGCCGATGAAGAAGAGATCGAGATCCGCAAGGACGGCATCTCCTTGACAGCGCCGCACAAGCGCGCGGCCGGGCTGCCAACCTAACCGGGCCAACCCACCAAACCAATCCCGCAATCGGTAGGCCTCGACCTGCCTTTTTTCATTGAAAGACCATCTGAATGTCTTCGAACCAGAACCAAAACACCGCCGCTGTGACCACCTCTGTAGATGAGGGCGCCCAGTTTTCCCATACTCTCATTGTGCCAATTCAAAAGGATGGGGGCGGTACGATCAGCACCCTGACGTTTGATGAGCCGACGATCGACGACATGATCCTCGCCGAGGAGACCTCAACCGGTACCAACGCCCATGTTGTCGCAACGCTTTCTCGCAGCTGCGGGATCACTCAAGGCGATTTTCGCAAGATCAAGGCGCGGGATTACAACGTGATTTTGCGTAAAGCCGGACCCTGGCTGGGAAACGGCTAACCAGCTGGAGCCAGCTGGCCGAGATCAAGTTTGAAAAGGCAGGATGGCGGGAACTCGCCGTCCTGATCGCGCATTTCACCTCAACGCCGCGCGCTGACGTTGCCCGCTACACGATGAGTGAAGCGCTGCGCGAGCAAGAGGCGATCCATCGTGTCATGACCTGGATGAAGGGCAACGCCGAATGAGCGTTCAAAAGAGCAGCCTGATTGCGACCTTGCATGATCGCATTTCAGGCCCGGCCAAGAATGCAAGGGGTGAGCTTGGGCGGTTGAACCGTGCGGGCCGCGGGTTTGGCGCGACGCAGGCACGGATCAGTGCGCCGGTCCTGGGGGCCACACGCAACCTCGTTGCGATGGGTGCGGCTTACATTGGCGTGCGGGAGGGATATGACCAGTCGATCGGCGGAGCGCTGCGGCTGGAAACCGTCATGGCGGATGTTGCCAAGAAGACAACGTTGACCGCGCATGAACTTGCCGGGGTGGAAAAGCAGATCATTAGGCTTTCCAATATGAAGGGCGGTATGGCCGCGACAGAGATCGGCAAGCTCTATGCGCAGGCCGGTCAGTTTGGCATTGCAAACAATGAGCTGGAGCGGTTTGTTGTTCTTGGAAACAAGGCCGGCATCGCATTCGACATGGCGGCAACAGAGACCGCCAACAGCCTGTCAAAACTCAAAAACGCCTTTGCCCTGGATATGCCTGGTCTTGAGGGTCTGGCAGATTCCATCAACTATACGGCGGACAGTGCCGGCACGTCCGAAAAGAGCCTGATTGATTTCCTGCTGCGCACGGCAGCATCTGCCAAGACCTTTGGCATCACCGGTCAGGAAATGGCTGCCTTTGGTGCTACGCTGAATGAGATCGGCATAGAATCGTCCAAGGCCGGTACCGGCATGAACGCCATGATGGCAAAGCTGGCAGGCTTGAGCAAAAGCAAGAAGGCCGTTGCAGCGCTGGATCGCTTTGCAGGCAAGGGGTACTCCAAGGAACTGCAGGCGAAGTTTTTCGAGACGCCTGTCGTTGCGATGAAGGAGTTCTTCCAGGTCGTCAAAAAAATGGATGCGCAGAGCCGGTCCGGCTTGCTGATTGACTTCTTTGGTCTTGAATACCAGGACGATGCCGCAGCCATTGCCAACAATATCGACAAGATTGTTGGCCGGTTGGAAAAGCTGGGTGATGCCAGCAAATATGTCGGCTCGGTTGACAGGACATTCGAGATCTTCGCCAACACCAGCGAAGAAAAACTCAAGCGCCTCGGCCGCGTGTTCTCAAACCTCGGTGCGCAATTCGGCGCAAATGTTCTCCCTCCGATCACGGATTTCGCTGAGAAGCTCTCCGATACCTTTGCCACGCTCGACAGCCGGGTGACGGTGTTCGATACGATCGGAGCCAAGGCGCAGGGTTTTGTCACCGGTTTGGGCTTCACAGGCGATACCAACGTTGCGGATGCCTTTAACAGCATGTGGGATTCGGTGTTCGGCCGCGCCGATGAGCTGACATCCGATGTTGAGCGGATGGGTGCCAGCTTTGAAAAGTTCCGCCAGATGGGCGCAGACCTTCGAAGTTTTGGGGCTGATGTCGGCTGGGCCGTTGGCGAAATCGAAGTGTTCTTTGGGCTGGACCCGGGCAGTGCCGGGACCCTGGTCACCAGCCTGGCTGGATGGGGCGCGACATTGGGTGCGGCTGCTGTCGGCTTTGCGCTGATTGCCGGGTCGGTGAGGGCGGTTGGAAAAGCGGTTCTGTTCCTCTCCGGGATCAAGCCTGCATGGGGATTGCTGCGCTTCTTGGGACGGCTCGTCAAACTCGGGGGCAGTGCTGCGAGTGTTGCAGCCCTTGCAAGCGCGACAGGTGCTCTTGGGAAATCGGCAAAGGATCTGCCCCAGAAGGCAGCTGGTGCGCCTGGCGGCAAGCATAAGCCTGTAGGGAAGCCGGGGGCGACTGCGCCGGGCAAAGGCGCCTCTGGCCCGCGCCTCATGGGCTGGGGTGGTGTTCTGTCGTTGTGGAACGCTTATCAGCTGATCGATTCCATCCCTCAGAACGAGCAAGACCTTTTGGCGTTTGTCAAACAAGGTCAAGGGCGGGGCGATGCCTTCAACGGTTGGCTTGAAAGCACTGTCGGATCTCCGAAGTCCTGGCTGAAATCGCTGACAGGTCCGGACCTTGGTCCGGTTCAAGGGCCGCCGACGCGCCCTGACGCCGCTCAGCAACTCATCGACAAGAAAGAGACGGACGCGCGCTTCCACCCGATGAAACCCTTCAACGTCCTCGGAGATCTTGAGAAACGATTGAATGCCAATGGGGATCAGAGTGGCAACAGCGGTGTCAAATTGCTCGGAACGCCGCCGGTCAAATTGTCCGGTGAGCCGGTCGTGACGACAAAGCCGTCCGGGGTTCAGGAGGTGCGCGTTACCAATCCGAACCCGCCGCAAATCAACATGGATATCTCGGTTGTCGTGCATGAAGCCTCGAACGCTGATGCGATTGTTCAGCAACTCGGCAGCCAGATGAAGCAAGAGATGCAAGGCCTTCAGGCCGACTTCGAAACAGCGGGGCCCTGATGCTCTACCTGATCGGAACATTGGCTATGGACACCCGTCCGTTCAATGCGGACGAGGTGACCCGCAACAGCACAGCAGATCTTGCCGAGAAGCCCGTAATCGGCGGGCTCGCGCCTTCGGAGTTCACAGGTGAGGGCAAAGACGAAATATCCCTGTCAGGGCTGCTGATACCTTCGAAAATCGGCGGCTTGACCGAACTGGAGACAGCCCACCAGATGCGCATGTCCGGAGCACGTGTTCCGGTCATGCGTGGGGACGGGTTCCGGCTGGGTACCTTTTCAATCACCAAGATGAGCGAAACGCACCAGGATCTGTTGCGCAATGGTGTCGGCTTTTCTGTCAAATACACCATCACCTTGAAGAAGGTTCAGCCGGATAACGATGAGGCATCGTCCGTGATTTCCGGGCTTCTGAACCTGTTCGATGCATTCAGGAACTGATTGTCATGCCGCAAACGGTCAAAGTAAGAGGCGACAATCTGCCCGCCGATCTTTTGTTGTGGCGCATCCACGGTGTGCGCGGGCAAGAGCTGCTGGAAGAGATGCTGGAACTCAATCCGGGGCTTGCGGCCAAAGGCGTTCTCTTGGTTCCGGGCGACAGCGTGATTGTGCCGGATCTCCCTCTTGAAGAACCTTTTGCGACCCGTGAAGTCGTCACGTTGTTCGGGTAGGAGCTGACCAGGTGGCTCATTGGAAAACGCACTGGAAGGTGCTCGTTAATGGTCAGGATATGACCATATCGATGCGCCCGTTCCTGATTGACATCACTGTTACAGACAAGGAGGGCAGCGCATCTGACACATGCGCGCTCACCCTTGATGATACGGGCGGGCAATTGGCCCTGCCGTCGGAAGGTGCATCTCTGCTCGTTTTTCTGAACGGTGTTCTGGTGTTCAGCGGTGTTGTCGATACCGTTCGCTCAAGCGGATCGCGGGGTGGTGGCCGGTTGTTGCGGGTGTCTGCGAAGGGGTTTGACAGCCGCGGCAAGATCAAGCAGCCAATGCAGATCCATCAGGATGATGGCACGATTGGCGATTTCCTGAAAAAGCTCGGCAGCAAGGTCGGGCTTGATGTCAAGGTGGACCCGGCTTTTGCATCGATCGCCCGCACCTATCTGGCTGCCGATGGTGAAAGTTTCCTGCACGTCGGGCAACGGCTCGCCCGGGAGCTTGGTGCAACCTTCAAAATCCGCAACACGAAGGCCGTTTTCGCCAAGCGCGGCGCGGAGGCCGGATTGCCCACTGTGACCGGCCAGGCGGGCGCAAAACAGCCGGGCAATGTCATCAATTGGGACATTGCACCTTTTGCCGGAAGACGCAGTTTTACCAAGGCAAAGGTTCAGTATTTTGATCGGGAAGCCGCAGAATTCAAAACCGAAGAGGTGGATATTGAGCTTGATCGTGGCCTGCCCGAGGCCGTCAATTTTGTTCGCTCGAAAGCGGCAACGAAATCCCAGGCCAAGAACATCGCAGAAGCCCGCAAGCGGGAAGCGGAACGCGAAGGCGGAGAGGGCAACGTGCTGCTGGATTTGACGCCGGAAGCGCAGGCTGAGGCGATGTTTGCGCTCAAAGGGGCGCGCCCCGGTGTCGATGGCACTTACCGGATCGTAACGGTCACGCACAAGGCGGATCGCAACGGTGGGTCGACAACAGCTCTTGAGCTTAAGCAGCCTGGCGGCGGTGCCGGTAAAGACAGCCGGAAATCGAAAAACGCACCCGGCACACCGACCGGCGCACAGGATACCTCGGGAGCTGCCGGCGCTGATGGGGCAGCTGGCGGTGGCAGCGGGCTGAACCTGGACAACGTTGGCTCCAATCCGGGCGACGGGCCGGAGTAGGTCGTTGCAATAATTGAGTGTTCATAACCCGCCTTTTTGGCGGGTTTTTTCATGGTTTTTCAAAAAGCCGACAGGAGGCTGAAATGACTTTTGAAACCTGGCTGCAGATGCGGTTGAACGTTCATGGCGCGCAGATCACCGAAGATGGTGTCATCGGAAACGAGACCACGGCCGCACTGAAGGCTTTTCAGATCGCGCGGCACATCAAGCCGACCGGCATTGCCGATGCTGCGACGGTGAAAGCCTTGCGCATCAGTTCAGATCAAAGGCGCCGGGTGCCGACGCGGGATGTTCCGACGCAGACCATGCCGCCCTGGCTTTTGGAGATGAACCGGCGCATGGGCTTGCATGAAGGCCGGGACAATCGGGCCTTGTCGGCCTGGTTGCGGTTTGGCAGCTTTCTTGGTGATCCGGCAAAACTGCCCTGGTGCGGCGATGCTGTTGAAACCGCGATCGTGAAAACCCTTCCAGATGAGCCGGTGCCGTCTAACCCGTTCTGGGCGCAGGCTTGGAAGACCTTCGGGATTGATGCCGGTGGGCCGCTCGTCGCATCGATCGGGGTTATCCGCTGGTCTCCAAGAGCGGGGCATGTGGGGATTGTCGTTGGCTATGACGCCAAGCGCCGCCGGGTGCACCTGATGGGCGGCAATCAGCAAAACGCTGTGACGATCAGCTCGTTTCCGGAAGACAAGTTCATCGCCTACCGATGGCCGAAAACCTTCCCGTTCCGCCAGTATCCGGCGCTCCGCGCAGGCAGTGTCGCACCTGCCGACTTCGCTGCGACCCGCTAGGAGATCGTGAAAATGACCAAGACTTTCAAGCGGGAAGTGGCCGTCACCCTATTCGGCTTTCTCATGCTGCTTTGCATCTTCGATCTGCTGACGGGTGGCGAGACGACCGCCTATCAGTGGGCGGAGCTGTTGGCCTTGCCAATCTTCGGGTTTGGCGTTGCCGCCTTCGGCCTCGATGCGGCGGCAAAACAGCTGCCGATCGGCGGGCAGGGGATGCGTGACACCGATCCAAACATTCCACCGAAGGGATATGCCGAATGATCTGGATGGCTGTTTCAACCTTCATCACTCAAACCATCGGCTGGCGCCGGGCGGCGATCGCGCTCGCGGTTCTGGCTCTGGCGATTGGCCTTTATGGGTTTCATGTCCTCGACAAGCGATGGGCGGTGAAAGCCGCCAGGGAGGGGCTTGTGTCCCGGGTGGAGCTGTCGGCCGCTAAGGCGGAGCTGAAAGTGCTCAAGGACCGCGCTGCGGCCCTTGAAGCCGCAAACTTTCAATTTCAAAGGCAGCTGCAGGAAGCCGAGGCCTTGCAGACACTACAGGCACAGGAGTTGGAAGACTATGAATCGACCGTGGATGCTGTTGTGGATCGCGCTCTTCTTGAGCGGCTGCGCAACCGTTGAGGACCGTGCGAACTCGGCCGGCGACCGGCTGGGCAAAGCGGCGGCGGAGGCGCGGCCGGATCCGGCCTTGCCGGGCGACTGCCGGCGCAAAGAGCGTTCGGGCGTTCGCGAAGGCGAGCCGCTGGATGTGGCCCTGATCAAGACCGACCAGGCGCTCGGCCGCGCCAATGCGCGCGTCCGCCGATGTACCGCCTGGCATGACAACTACCGGGCAGATTTGAAAACGGGGAATTGATATGAGCGACACACAAGATCGCCGGCCAAGGTTCCGGGCAGATATTTCGCTCGGCAATATCCTGACGATTGTCGGCATGGTCGTTGCCGGAACGGGTGCATGGATTGAGGTCCGGACGACGCAGGCCGAGATAAAGGCATTGCAGGTCCAGTTTGAGCGCCGGATTGTTGACCTGGAACGATCGGAGCTGGAGCGTCGAGCCGACCGGCTCAACCAGGTAACACTGGTCACCGAGATACGGGCGGACATCAAGTATCTGCGTGAAGCCTTTTCAAGGATCGAGAAAGATCGCGGGGATCGCTAAAAGTCAGGGCCGTAGAGTTGGAGCGGACATTGGTTCACGATGCAGCAAACGTCGGCTCCGAGCTCCATCCAAGACCTTCGGTGCGGTGCGCTGAGCTCGAAACTCGGGCGGAATTCGGTCGTTCGCTGCAGAGAGAACGAACGATTAGTTCTGATATACATCAATGCCAACGGTGCCTACTCCACGCGATCCTCACATCACTCCAGAAGACTGCGGCAGGAAAGGAGATTATGGTGTCAATCCGATTTCAAACAATCAATATTCTGCTCTGCGCCTTGGTCTGCCTAGCGGACTCTGCGATCGCTGACGACAGGCCAAACATCCTGTTGGTCATGGCTGATGATCTGGGATGGACGGACATCGGCCCCTACGGTGGAGAGATCGAGACACCAAATCTAGAGGCTCTGGCGGCGGAAGGTATACTTTTCACGGACTTCCATGCCTCGGTCTCCTGCTCTCCGACCCGCGCGATGCTCATGTCTGGCAATGACAACCATATCGCGGGGTTGGGAACAATGGGCGAAATCCTAGCCCCCAACCAGGTTGGGCAACCTGGCTACGAAGGACATCTGAATAACCGCGTGGCTTCCATAGCCGAAGTTCTCGGCGCCGCCGGTTACCACACCTACATGGCTGGCAAATGGCATCTAGGCCATTCAGAGGGGACACTTCCGTTCGACCGCGGGTTTGATAGTACATTCACGCTGCTTGTCGGTGGCGCCAGCCACTGGGGCGATCGGTTGGGCATCTTGCCGATGGACGATCCCGCGCTCTATGCTGAGAACGGCAAATTAATCGAGACACTTCCCGAAGATTTCTATTCCAGCCAAACTTATGTCGACCTGTTGATCGAAGCAATTAGGAGCAATCACGGAGACGGCGTTCCCTTCTTCGGCTACCTCGCCTTTACCGCCCCTCATGATCCACTGCAGGTGCCGGAGCCATGGCTCTCGAAATACTCTGGTCGCTACGACCGCGGATACGAGGCTCTAAGAGAGGAACGCTGGTCGAGCGCGAAAGCGCTCGGTCTTGTACCAGAGAACGCGCCGCCGCCAAACTTCCTGTCAATGATCGAACCATGGAACAAACTCAGCGAGGAAGATCGCACGACGGAGGCGCGGGGGATGGAAATCTACGCCGGTATGGTCGATGCGATGGATTATCACTTCGGCCGGGTTGTGGATTTCCTTGGAGATATCGGGGAACTTGAAAACACCATAATCGTATTTCTCTCCGACAACGGCTCGAACCCCTTCTACTCAGCGGATTACCCTGATGCTGACGATCCCGAATTTGTATCGAAATTCGACCATAGTTTCCAAAACCTCGGTCATCCCGGATCGAATTACGCCTACGGCCCCGGCTTCGCCAGCGCATCGAGTGGCCCTATTGATCGGTTCAAGCTAACGGTCGGAGAAGGTGGCATTCGAGTTCCGCTGATCTTATCTGGACCCGGTATTCCAGAAGGTGCGAAGGCCCATGCCTTCGCTTATGTCTGGGACATCCTGCCGACGCTATTGGATCTCACAGGCGTAGAATATCCAGACAGCATAGACGGCCGTCCCATCCTACCCCTGCGTGGACGTACGATGAAGCCATTGCTTAACGGATCTTCTAAGGTTCTCTATCAGCCTGACGAGTTTGTCGGTGGGGAAATGAATGGCGATAAGTGGATGCGGCAGGGCGGTTACAAGGCAATGCTGGTTACCCCGCCCTACGGTGACGGGGTATGGCGGCTCTACAACGTGGTTGAGGACCCTGGAGAAACACGCGACCTTGCAGTGGAGATGCCCGATCTGCTCGAAAAGCTTAGGGTGGCATGGGATGACTATGCCGAAGAGGTCGGAGTAGTCGCAGCCGAGTAGTCAAAAAGGCAAGACTTTTCAATATTGACGCTTAGCTGCTCCCGGTCATTCGCCGCAACCAGAATGAATGCCCGCTTTGGGCCGTTGTTCCCACTCGGCGAAAGGTCCGAAAGGTCCGCATATCGGCCATTGACGCAAAGTCCGGCGAATGTCCGCTGTTATTGTTTGTAAACTGAATACAACAATAACGGAGCCGTCCAGCCGACTGTTTCACCAATAGACAACGGTCCATCGCGCAGGGTTATTAGTTCGCGCGATGTGGTTGTCGCAGTCCAGGCACCCACAAACTAAGCCATATCGACGTAATAGGCGACACCCTCGTAGTTTAAGTGACCAAGCGTGTTAATGACGTAGTCTCGCTCAGCTTCTGAGGCCGTGTAAAAGTGGGTTCCATTTTGCGTATTGTAAAACCTGAAGAGAGCAGTCTCGCCTGCATCCGCTGTTTCATACGCGTGATAGGCCACACCTTCAAAGAGATAGGAGGGGAGGTTCTCTAAGACGCTGTCGCGCTCCGCTTCCGCCGCGGTATAAAAGTGCGTTCCAGTGGATTGGTTCAGGAAGCGATAGACAGCAATGCCGCTTTCGGCAGTGGCGTTGGTGTCGAACATATTTCCTTCAAATATGTAATCTTCCAAATAAGCTAGGACCTGATCGCGCTCGTCGGCGTTTGCTGTGTAAAAATGGGTTTCCGTTTTTGTGTTGTAAAAGCGCATGACGTTCTGAGCGCTATCCTGGTTGCCGTTGTTTGTGCCCCAAAACTGCTGAAGAGCCATTATGTCATAGAATTTCAGCCGATCCGGTTCGATATCAGTGGATGGATCCGGATTGTAGGACATTACTGTCCATCGCTCGTTGTCTTCATCCGCAGGCAGAAATGGTCCTGCCGGATTGTTTCCGCCGCGATCGTAGTCGCCAGGGTGCTTCAAACCCAAGGTATGACCAATTTCATGAAGCACCAAATCGAACTCGCTCTGCGAAGACAGATCCCGGTTTGCGTTGAATACAGCGGCACCATCCCAGTCATCGCCTGAATAGCTTCCGCGTCCGCGGCCGCCACCGGTCACAGACAGGTCCGTGTAGAGATCATCTGCCTTGTAAAAGCTGAGGACAGCGTCTTGGCTGCTGTTATCCTCTACAAAGTTGATATTGATGTGCTTGTTGTATTCCTGAAGGGCAGACCGGATCGCCGATTTCTCTGCTTCCGTAAAGCCGGTAGTGTTTCCAACGTTTGTCCATGGGAAATCAGCAGCCTTGCTGGTTTCAAATCGGTAAGTGAACGTAACTTGTTCACCGTTGTAGGAAGACCAATGACTTAGGCCGTAATCATCAGCCCGCAAAAGCGCGTCGATTCTTGCTGCCGTTTCTTCTTCGGTGAATTGCAATCGTGCCATGCCGAAAATGCCTCTGTTAAAAAACGAAACAATCAACGCACGCGATATGCGCTTTGCTATTGCAATTTTAAATATGCTTTGGTTTGTTTCAAGCGCAAGCGCAAGCGCAAGCGCAAGCGCAAGCGCATTTTCACTGTATTCCGTGATTATAAAACCAAGCCATCCGGTTTTCAGCGGAGAGCCGTTAAGATGCAATTCTTTGTCTTGATCTGCTAATTCAAGAAATGGGGCCGGTCATGGCTGACGATAGATCGGGAAAGCAAAAAATTGAAAACGGTGATTGGGCTGATTGCTTCATCTGTGAAGCCGTCTTCCGCCGCCAACGAGGAACTATGAGGTATTGCAGTAGGTGTCACAACGGCTACTGCGAGGGTGAACACGGCACCTTCGCAGTTGGTCGCCAAGCTCAATGCATCATTTGCAGCACTGGCGGCGATCCTGGCGTTCTGGAAAAGTATAAATAACGGAGCCGGTGACGTGGATGTTTTTTTGCTGTTGGTTGGGCTTGTGTTTGGCGGAACAGTCTCGTGGGCCATATCTCACCACTTTGCATCGCAAAGTAATGAAGAGCGAAACAACGAAGTTACATTTTTGGTTCGTGTGCCATGCAAGATAGAAACTGCATGGGAATTTATTTCCAATCCAGGAAATTTTCACAATTTTCTACACAATCGTTCAGAAAGGTTCCAGCACGAGATAATTCGCCCAGGTGTGCCCTTTAAAACGTATACCAATCAAAGTGTTGCGTACGATCAGTTCGTTGTAGATTGGGATCCTCCTCACCGTTTTGCCTGGGGACACTTACCGGACCGATGGTCCTACAAGCTAGATCTGAATGAGCGTGGAGCTGAGACTGACATTACGCTAACCAGGGCTTTTCGAAAACTATCTTGGTACGAGGTCATCTGGTTCAAGATTATCCCGAGCGCTGGAATTAATGCCGACAGTCCGCCTAATCTGACAGAAGGCACAATTGCTCGGCTTAAAAAGTCATTACACGAAATATGCGTTTCAGAGACGGGCTTTGCTCCACACGGAAAGGAAGATGAAGCTAAGCCTTATTCGGCGCCTCAAGATTAGCGAGCGAATCTATTTTTGACCTCAAAGCACTGAGGCCTAGTAGAAGCGACATATCGCCAGATGAAGAAATTTATTTTCTATTTTTATGTCTTGTTTTTCTTTTTTCTTGTCTGATGATGCCGCTTTTTCTTGTTTCAGACGCAGGGGTCGGGTTGGCGATATCAATTCCACTTTTCTTCGCCTTGTTTTTAACTCTCTTTTACATTGGAAACGAACCGATGGAGGATTTGAGGTACCGGCTTTACCAATGGCAAGAAAAGAAAAGACTGAAGCAATTTGATGCACGCAAAACCAAGAAAGATCAGAAAACGTCACAGAAACCTTCAAAAAATCTTGAAGGCAAATAAGAGCCGCAATCGTACGGCTCTGCATCGACCCCACACCCCTTCGTACAACGCTTTTCCGTCACCTTAACAATCAATGGTGCAACTGCTGCCCGTACAATCACATGTGGCGGATGTGGAGGAACTGTCGCAAGTCTTGCTCGCGGTGTCTTTCGCGCACGAACACGTACATGTCTTTGTGCCGAGGGTTCCATCACTGAACTTCAGGTATTGGATGGTGGTGGCTCCCATACCGTCTTTGTGTTCGTTGATTTCAACGATTAGTTCGGTTCCCCCCGTTAGGGAAAAGGTTTGGACGTCCATGAATACCTCCGCGAGAAATTTACAATCAGCAATTATAAGGCGCAACATAGCGTGTTTTATCGTACAATAGGTTTTATAAATTTGTAAATATAAGATTGACACTGCGGCATTTTACAATCAATATTTGTATATTGGTATTTATTTCTTCTTAGGGGGTAAATATGTCACACGATTTCGTGCGTTTTGTTGAGCTTCAGCATCTGCAAGTGTTTGTCTATGATCTGGATTATGCGAGCGATTTCTATCGTGAGGTCTTTGGGTTCATAGAAATGCAGACCCATCGTGGCCTGCATGATGAAAGCTTCGCCGCCTGGTTTGGTATGCAAGGACGAGCCAAGGAATTCGGCCTAGATTTCCGATTTATGTTCTATCCGGACGTGCTGTCTCTGAAGTTGGTATCGGTCGCTGACGACGAGACACCGAAACGACATCGCGCTTTCCGTGCGGAGGAGTACCGTCTATCCCGCCGAACCGAGGCGCTCGGCCCAGTATCGATGGTCGTCGAGGACATTGACGAGACCTTCAAACTGCTCAAGCGGGTTGAGGAAGAACGCAAATATCCGATCACACTGTTCGGTGACCCGAAATCCTGCGACACCATCGAGGACTCTCAGATTGAGGCCTCTGCTAACAGCGCGCTCTCCGGCCAGGACGAAATCCTCGAGGACATTCGCAAGGCGTTTCCGACACGCGCGAATTTCGGAATGCTCGATCCGTTTGGCGTGAACTGGATCATGTGCAAGGACGTCATCTGATTTCGCCCAACGAACAAAGGGGGACACCGTCATGGGTTGGACACATCGTGCAGCACCGGTCATGCTTCGCCGCTATCCCGGTTATCAAAACATCCCTGTCCTGATGGAACGCTGGCCGGCGCTGCGTGAGGCCGTCGAACAATTGCGCGGTGAACAAGGCACACCGCCAGGTGGCGGCACGCCACCGAGCGACGACACACCGCCCCGCGCTGAGTAGCAGCTTTATCCGAAAGGAACGTCCCACGTGTTCAGGGAACTGAGTACGGACACAGTCTACGCCTATCCAAACGCCGCACTTTTGGGAAATACCGCCTGCTTGAGAGCACTGAGCGACAGCAGGGCGGACACCGGATGGGGCGGGAGCACAGCGGTGTATGTGCACGTCCCATTCTGTGCCTCACTTTGCCAGTTTTGCGGTTTTGCCAAGTCCACAGACTTGCGGCGGGAAGTCCTCAATCGCTTCGTTGATCAGATCTGCGCCGAGATTGACCTAACGGCTGCGCAGCTCCACTTTACTGGCAGACGCATATCTGCGCTCTACTTCGGCGGCGGCACGGCCAGCGTTCTCACACCGGCGATGATAGAGCGAATCCTGACGAAGCTCACCGACACCTTCCGCTTTGAAGCAGACGCGGAAATGACCTTTGAGGGCGAGTGCCGCTCCCTGTCCCGAAGGGGCTATCTGGAGGAAGTCCGCAATTTCGGTTTCCGTCGCGTTTCCTTCGGTGTCCAGACGATGGACGAAACCTTCCGCGAAATCCTCAATTTGAAGCCCAGTGTGGCCGATTTGGGGCTTTTGAGGGGTCGGGCCGAAGCCCTTTTCGATGAAGTTTGCATCGATTTCATTTATGGTTGGCCGGGCCTTGGCCGCGGCCATCTTGCGGCGGATATTAGAGCGCTCCTAGATGTAATCGCGCCCACAAGTATCGAACTCTTTCGCTTCGAGAAGCTTGAGGCGTCGCCGAAATTTCTGCAATGCCTCTACGAGACAGGATTGCGTGATCTTGATACCGCGACGCTGCTGGCGCAGTATGCCGATGCACAGAAATGCTTTGTTGAAGCTGGTCTACCGCAAGTGAGCTACAGCAAATTCTCCCGCGATGGCCATAGCCTTAACTATGATGAATCCTACAGCGCCCATTTCTATGGCTTCGACAACGCCAACGTGCTCGGTTTTGGCCGCGGTGCTCAGTCCTTCGTCGACGGCAGGATGTGGTCATTCGGCCTGCAGGAACATGAGCACGCCCAGCTGCTGCAGCAAGGTGTGCTGCCGATCGGTATTTTCGCCACCTACCGGCGAGACGAACGCGAGGCGGTTTCTTGGCCGCGCCGTGGCCACATCGGCGCTGACGTCGTCGCGCGTTACCGGGATCCGGAATACCCGGCTCGCCTACAGGCGCTACTGCGCGCTGGCTATATCATGCGCAACGAGGACGCTTATCAGCTGACCGAGCGCGGGTGGCTGTGGGTGCCCAACCTACTTCACTATCTTATGCCACGGACACAGCGCCGTCATTTCCGCCGGGATGAGTTGCAAGGCCTTATCGAAGGCCGCCACGAGGCTTCCTCTGATCCAGCGGCGTTGATGCCACTGGTGCGGATGCGCGGCCAATATAAGGCCGTCTATGTCTGAGCAGCCGGCCTTTTGGCCCGGCCAGACCGCCGTCAATTAGCTGCAATCATCGCCGATCAGGGAGAAGCGAATGACACTGGACCTGCAAGCTCTCGTTCCCGAGGCCGACACGGCGGACATGGTCACCGGTGTCGACCATGCCGACCGCACCGCGGCCAGGGCTCTGGCGTTGCTTGATCAGGGCGACTTCGCCGCCGCGAGCAATGCCTGCGACCCAGCTATTAGGGCATTGCCGCTGTGGCACATGCCCTACTTCATCAAGGCACTCGCATTGCATGGACTTGGCGATTGCCTCACCGCGGTCGACCTATTCCTGCAAAGCGCCCGGTGCAACCCCTATTTCGGCGCCGCCTACGACAACGCCGCGCAGATCTGCCTCGATCGCGGCTTACGCGCGCAGGCGCTGGAAATCGCCTTGGCGATGGAGCGTCACGCCCCCGGGCAGGCCGACAACCGTTTCCGCATCGGTAGCCTCTACTTGCTCGACGGAGACTACAAAACTGCCCAAGGCTGGATGGACGCCGGACTTAACAGTCCGGTGCCGCAGAGGCTCAGCCGCATGCTCGACTATGGCGTTGTCAGCCGGTCACGGCTAGAACTCGACCGCAACCAGATTGCGCATCTGTGCAATGCTGGCCAGCTGCACGAAGACTATCAAACCGTCGAGCTTTCCTTTGCGCAGGCGTTGCGCGACTATCCCGAGGAACGCACTGGCACCATTGCGGCCGACGACTGGGACCTGCCCGACAATATCCTGTCGCGGCTCGCACCTTACTATCGTCGCATGCTACATCTGGCGCCCTGTCCGCGGCTGGCAGGTCCAGCGGTGAATCCGGCGCTCGAAATCAACAGTATAGTCGACGCGTATTTTGAGAAGCCGGAGCCTTTCAATTATGTGGTGGTCGACGACCTACTCACCGCGGACGCGGTGGCGATTTTGATCCGTTATTTCAATCTGTCGACGATCTGGCACAACGACAGCCAAAAGGGCCGCAACTATATCGGTGCCTATCGCGACATGGGCTTGATGACGCCGTTGGTGGATCAGATAATCGGAGAACTGCAGGATACGTTCGACGCTATCGTCGGGGCGCTGCGGCTGCGCGAAATCTGGGCCTATCGGCTGGTAGGAGGCGCCACGGCGATTGGCGCCCACGCCGATTTCTCGGAAACCAACATTAATGTCTGGTTGACACCTGACGCGGCCAATCTCCGCCCGGGCACCGGGGGACTGACGTTGTACGAGGCGCAAAGTCCGGGAGACTGGGGTTTCAAAGATTACAATGACGACCCCGACAAGATCGCCAAGCGGATTGCCAACGCCCGAAAGATCGATATTCCGTACCGTCTCAATCGGGCAACTATATTCAATTCAGCGATGTTCCACGCCTCGCAGCCGACGTATTTTGCAAATGGCTTCACGAACAACCGGATTAATCTCACCTTTCTTTACGGCGAGCGCTAGAGGTGGCAGCTTTTCAGGTCTATGAGGAAATTGCGCAGCGCTGCGGCATCGACAAAATCCCCGGACGTGGCGCACTTTTCCGCTAGGTCTGGGATCTCATGAATGCCGCCGTCATTCAATAGCGCGATAGCAGCGAGATGGGCTGCGGTGTTAGGCGCCTGCAGGAGGTGGCCGTTGGCCGCGACTGTGAGATGCTCACCCGTTGCGCGATAGAGAATGGGGAAACGTGGATTGACACTGATTTCCTCAGCATCCTCTGGCACGCGCGACCGCGGTGGAATGCGCCGGAAGCCGCCAGCCGAAACCCGTTGCAGCCAGCGCTCGGCCATCGCGTGTTCAACCATCTCGCCTATGCCGGGTGCTGACAGTAAACGCGCCGCTTCGGCCTCCTGCCCCGGCAAGCCAGTTGCCATTTGCTGCGCCTGTTCCCTGGAGAAAGTGTAGGTGTCGCCCCACTGGAAACGGTCATCGAAATATGAGCCCACCAGCTCGTCGAACACCGAACCAAACATCGGCGCTGGCTTCTGACTGAAGAACAGACCAATATTGAGAACCAGGGAAAACGCGTCGGATACGTTCGGTACGGAGATGTGCCAAGCCGTCGACGGCCAATAGAGGACGTCCCCGGGCCCGCCGACGAGCTCAGTAGCGTCATCCATAAATGCGCCATAGTCGCTGTCGACGATCGTGCGCACCGCGCCTTCTCCTGCGATTGCTACGTCCTTGTCATCGAAATAGTCGGCAGGCCAGACATACATGCGTTTAGTGCCTTGCAGCACGCACATGAAGGTGCTTGCCGCGTCGGTATGAATTCCGCCCGGGGTGCGGGCATAGCGGCCGGTGAAGATATCGAGATCGATTTCGTCCATCGGCAGGCCGGTTAGCGGCAGCAGGCCATGAAGGAAATCCCGTGCCCGAAACCACAGCATCGGACTATAGCTTTGAAGATTGAAGTGGGTGAAGCAGAGCTCGTCAACATCCGGTTCGGCGATGATGCGGTCGACATAGTCTTCAACGGTGGTATCGCCATCGGCAATGAAAAAGCGCTGATACTCCAGCTCTGGCCGCCGACCATTGATCCAGATGCCGAAATTTGTCGACTCGCCGGCGCGCCATGCGCTGGCCGCTGCTTTTAATGCAGGTACGATGTCGCACGCTGCATTGGCCGGATCGGAAAAAGCGCCGTGGAAAACGCCGGGGCGCTTCTCCCAGTTATCGCGGTGAAAAGCTCGCCAGAAGTCATTTACATCTGCCTGCTCGACAACCTGGTGTCCCTGCGCACTGCCCATTACGTTTCTCCCCACCAAACGTGCCCTTATTTTAGCACACTGCAAACGATGATGCAGACGCGAACTACCGCGTTTCGGCAAATACTCAAGAAACGATGCAAGCCTCGGAGATGCCCAGCTAGCATCTTCCCCACTGGAGCTTGGGGCACCCTACACGCCGTTGCTTACGTTTGCTCCGTTCAGCAACGACATACGCTGATATGAGCCGAGGAAGAGCGAGGATATGTGCTTTTCTTGATTAATCAACTGGAACAACGATAGTTGTCTCAGATGTCCTCCGGATCGACCTCATCCAGTGCCGCCTGTATCTCCGTCAAACAGGTTCCCACGTTCGTAACCGGGAGGTCTAGTTTGACTGCGATTTCCTCTCGCGTCATGACCTTGGCATACCGCAGCCACAGAACATGGAGCAGGGTTTTCCGATCCGTTTCCGGTTTGCCTGGCCAGTCACCCAGCGGTTTGGTGTCTTCGGCAAAACAAATGTGCTGCCGTGACGTCTGCGGGATGGAGTAGATAATCGGCTGGTTGGTCATAACAAGTTCATTCCTTTGAAAGACACAGCCAAACCGCGGGCAACGATGATATGGTCATTGATCTCGATCCCCAGGGGCTTTGCAATATCAACGAGCTGGGCTGTCATTTCGATATCGGGGCGGGACGGAGTGGGGTCTCCGGATGGATGATTGTGCACCAGGATGAGGGCAGAGGCCTGGAGTATGAGCGCGCGCCGCATCAGCTCCCTCGGATAAACGGGCGTGTGGTCGACGGTCCCTTCCTGCATCACTTCATCGGCAATGACCCCGTGCTTCTTGTTGAGGAACAGGCACCGGAACTGTTCAATCTCCAGATAGCCCATCGTAGCCTGAATGTAGTCGATCACTTCGGACCAGCAGTCCAAAACACGGCGTTCGGTGATCTCGGCGCGGGCACTTCGGACAATGCATTGCCGAATTGCAGAAAGCGTGTCGGCCAGCACAGGCCCAACACCAGAAAACTCCAAAAGCCGGTGCCGCGGTGCATTGAGCAACTCGGGCAGCGATTGGAATTCGCTCAGCAATCGCTGCGCAATGGTCTCCGCATGTTCCCACCTGTAGAGCGGTACAAGAAGGAGAGTTATGATCTCTAAATCGGTCAGAGCGTCGGGGCCGACCTCCCGGCACCTGAACCGCAGCTGCTCCTTGGCATGGTTGAGATCGATGACTGGTTGTAAGGCCAAACTCCTTGAGCCGGGCTCGTTCCCCCCACTGGACACGTGACACACTCCACTCTGATTGCGACCTATGGTGGTGCTTATGCACTTTTTATTCAATTTATCGGTGTATATTGCCTCAAATTTTCAGATTAACAACCCAAAATTGTTTGCGTGGTTGCAAAGCGATGCGTCATGTTAGAGCCAACCTGTTGGGATTATCTGTGTTCACATATCTCCGGTAGGCGGGTCGAATGGAAAAGGTTTCTCCGCGCGGTATCATGCAATGATTGATCAAAAAGACGTCCGCCTGGAAAACTTCATTGTGGCTCTTAAACGTCTTCACTTGGCGCAGGTGCAGCTGGCAAACTTCCAGGACCGATCGAAGGCCGACATTCGACAGGAACGCCACAAGTCCGCGGAATACAGCATCTCCTGGCTGGAAAGGCTTGAACAGGATCTACCCAAGCTCCAGCAGGAATTGGCCGCCGCGTTTGGCGAACTGCACCCGCGGCTCCAGGCAGACCTGGAAAAGATCATCTGCGAGGACACCGGAGTGCCCCACCTCCAGCATTAACGATGCTGATATTCTATTCATGATTGCAATTATAGCCTATTTATTGACAATAGGTTGCAGTCGCGCGCCAATCAGGTTTGCGTATTCGATGAATAATTTTTGTGGGGGGCACATGTCCAACAAACTCGAGCCGGGATACATGGTCTTTGAGGTTTTTGCGCTTGAGGTCTACCGGAAGGATCCCGAGCTGTTTTCCAAGTCGTTGGAGATGGCCCGGAAGAACGTAGTTTTCGCGCTGAAGCATTGTGCGAGAGAAGAGCGCGCCGGGTTGGAGGCCCAGCTGCAGGCCGTCGACAGCCTCCATGGACTCGCGGGTCTGATGAAGCTCCTGGCCAAGGACAAGCCGGAGGATCTTCCGGATCTCGGACTGGATAATATCCGGATTTAGAGGGGCACGCCTTTGACGAAAATTGCGAACCGGACCGACGATATCGCAGATATATGTTCTGCCCTACAGGCGCTTCCGAACCGGCTTGGTCCAGGTGTTGAAAGTTGGTCCACCTGGACCACTGAGGTCCGGCGAACGCTTACCGCACTGGGGCACGCCAAGGGGTATTACGTCGCTGGTGATGTGGGGATCGGCTCAGACTGGGGTGAGTGGGGCTTCGATCTGTGTTGGAGAAACTACGGTGTCGGCTATGCCAAGGGCGCCAAGTTAAAGGGTACGTCCCTTTTGTCGGTCCCGCTCGCCTGTGAGAGTGAATGGGGCGATTGGGGCGCAGTGGAAGATGACTTTGAGAAACTGCTGCAATGCAGTGCAGATATTCGTTTGATGATCTCTGCGCCAAAAGATCAAGCCGAGATGGATAGCTGGAATGAAAATCTGATCAGGGGGATCAAAAAATACAGGCGCGGAGCCTGGTCGGATCTCTATGTACTTGGCAGCTTTCCAAGCAGTCCGTGGGGCTTTTTTTATGTGGTTGTCAATGGATCCGGGGAGGTCTTGGGGGAGGTTGCCCCAGAGAGCCTTGCCCCAGAGAGCCTTGCCGATTGTTAAGGGTGTACCCCGTTTGAACGGAAGTTGGTCCGGATAGCCGGCATCGACTGCCGATCCATAAACTGCTGACGAAACTTTTTAGGTCTCGAAGGGAGCCGTGAATGAGTGCAGACACTTCAAATGAGAAGGCCTCTCCAAGGGCAGAAGCTTTGCAAGAATATTATTTTCTACAAGGTGAAATAGGACGGTTTGATCAGATTTCACACGGGGTTAAACGTTGGAGCATCACTGTTTGTTTCGCGCTCATCGCAGCGGGTTTTTATCGCCAAACAGCTTGGTTGTTTTTAGTTTCTGCTCTCGCGGCCGTTATGTTTTGGATAACTGAGGCTCAATGGAAAAAGTATCAGCAGATACTAATTCTGCGAATTCAAAATATAGAAGAATACCTGAAATCAGGTCCTGTGGAATTGTATACAGGGCCGCGGATCAACGATCATTTTTACTCAACGCTGGAAGATCCTGGTTATGGTTGGAAATATAGTGTGAAGTTGTTGCGACTGGGAAATGTGTATCTGCCGCATGCGTTGATATTTTTGTTTGCCCTGTTGGTTTTGGTACTTTGTGTGTTTGGACATGTTGAGGCGAGTTTTTGAGCGCCCCGGTTCTCCGTGTTAGCCCATTTTGATTTTCAACCCCGTGACTTCAGTGGGAGCGGACATTGGTTCGCAATACAGCAAAAGTCGGCTCAGAGCCCAAGTTAGACATTGCATTACTCGTATACTGACGGAAATTCCAACATGTGAACTCTCGTGAAAAATAGGGTATGTTTCAACCTTTATTCGTTGGGAACAAGTTCACGCAATTGAAAATAGGATGAATTTTTATGAATATCGGGCGACGAGAATTCATGTTCGGGTTAAGCGCTTCAGTTCTATTGGGAAGCAAAATACCTGCGACAGGCTCGGAAAACTCCAACATTCACATCGTTGACTTAGCCAACGGCTTTTACCAAGATCGCGGCAAGACTCCCAATCCAAAAGAAATTGATAATAGGCACCTTCCAAACCATCCAGACCTATGCACCGTTGATGACGTACGTTTCTTGGAAAACTTACAATCCAAAGGTGTCGATACAATAATTAGGTACTATTCTGACGAAAACAATGCAGGTATAACTTGCAAAAATCTCACCGTTCGTGAGCGCGATTTGCTTCAAGATTTTGGATTTGCAATTTGTATGGTTTATCAATTCGAAGGCAGAAAACGCGGCCGTTACAGAGCTAGCACCGCCAAAAGAGATGCGAAATTTATTCTCCAGAGAGCGACCGAAGTGTTAAATCAGCCCGAAGGCTCTGCCGTATACATCGGGGTTGATGAAGACGCAGACAAGAACCCAGAGAAAGATGTTTTAGATTATTTTCGAATTTTGAATGATGAGGTCCAGGGCAGATTTGACATTGGTATATATGCCCCAGGCAGTCGCTGCAAAGCGGTCAGGGACAATGGCCTAGCCAAGTATTTTTGGGTCCCAGAAGCGCCAGCTTGGGACGGAACCACAGAGTTTATGAACTCTGGTAGCTGGACAATGTATCAAAACAAAACAGAGATGCAAAGAAGCGCCCTTGCAGTCGCAGATGCACGTGACATAAAGCTCGACACTGACCTTATGAATCCGCTGGCAGGCAACACAATTGGTGCTTTCAATAAAGACGGATCGATTAAAACCTATGCCAAGTCAAAAATTGAAATGGTTGCAGCAAAGCGTTTTTGGGTAACAGCCGGAACAGCTAATTTAAGAGAGACCCCCAATGGGAAGCCGATTGGACATATGTGCGTAGCAAGAATGGTTCACGTACTAGGATATCAAGGAAATTGGGCCAAAGTTGATATTGATGAAGATGGAATTGCTGAGGGTTACATTCATAAGAAGCTGCTGCAGCCGCTTTCGAAAAAGCCTTCATATTTTCGTTCTGGATGCAAGCCAATACAGCTATAAACTAGCATCGTTGTTTTAGCATTAAGTTGAGCCATGCTTTATGGCCGCTTTGTCCGGCACAACCGCCATTAATGCAAAGTATTGCGAACGTCCGCTGTTATTGTTTGTAAATTGAATAGAACAATAGGGGATCGGTTTCTGCGGCTGTTTTTTCACCAGTAGCCGTCTAAACTCTGCCTCAACAGCGGCCTTAGTGTCTTCCTGGCCACGGCTGATCGCGGCCTTTCCATTCACAAACCAATACCAATGTCAGCCGCCGTTCTCCGGGTATAAGCGCGCTGAGATGCCGGGCAGCGCGTCCGTTTTTGCGGTCCCGTCGTTGTCCCGATCCGGCCAAGTCTTTTGCCATGTGATGTCGATTGTGCCGGTTTCCTACTCGAAAACGGTGCCGAAACCATTGCAACAAGGTGCGGCGGGCGCGCAAAATTCTTAAGACATTTCAATGCCCGAACTTGTGCTTTTTCGCGAGGTGCGGCGGAGAAATAGCGAAATAAAACAATAAACTAACTTGTACTCCCCAGACTGGCGCCGCACTCCTTTGGACCTGCGGCGCCTTCTTTTTTGGGAAACACCCATGACATCGATCCGTTTGAATGATCCGGCCACCGAACCGGTGGCAGTCGAGGAAATGCGCGCGCATCTCAGGCTGAGTGGCAGCGAAGAGGACAGCAGCCTTTCAGGCTTTCTCAAGGCCGCGCGGACGCATATTGAACAAGCCACCCGGCGCGCTCTGATTTCCCAATCCTGGCGACTTTATCTGAATGGCTGGCCGGTTGGCCGCATTGTCCGGTTGCCCGTGTCACCGGTGCAGTCCGTTGATCAGATCACGGTCTATGATCGCGACGGCAATGCGTCCCAGCTTGGGCCTTCTGATTGGCAGCTCGACCGCTCTGCTCAGCCTGAACGGGTAAAAATCAAGCTTGGGGCCGGGCTTCCCGCCTCCGACATGATGGCAGCGGAAATTGACTTTACAGCCGGATATGGCGTGTCGGCGGCCGATGTTCCTGAAAATTTCCGGCAGGCGGTTCGCCTTCTGGCCGGGCATTGGTTCGAACACCGGGAGGCAGGAACGGACCTCGCGATTACCAGTCTGCCCCAAGGGCTCGACCGGCTGTTATCGACTGTCCGGGTGCCGCTCTTATGAGGGCCGGGGCTTACCGTGTGCCGGTTGTCCTGCAGCGGCCGCTGGAGACGCGGTCCGCTTCGGGGGAGATCACGACAACCTATGAAGCTGCCGGATCTGTCTTTGCCGCGCTTCGCCTGAAAAGCCAGAGCGAGCGTTTTGCGGAGAGCCGGACGGCAAGTTCCAAAACCTGGGAGATCCGCTTGCGGCCCTTTCCCGGATTTTCTGGCGGCTGGCGGGTCCTTTCCGGTACCCGCGTTTTCCGGGTTTTGTCGGTCTGCGATCCAACAGGCCGGAGACGGGAACTTCTGTGTGAGGCAGAGGAGGAAACCACATGAGCCTTTCTTGCGTTCAAACGGCGCTCCGGGCCGGGTTGTTTTCTCTGCTTAAAGCTGATGGCGTCCTGTCCGGTTTGCTCGGGCCGGACCGTATTTTTGAAACACCGCCGCGCGCGGATGCCTTTCCGTATCTTGTTCTTGAAAGCATGGAGACCCGGCCGCTGCTCACAGAGATCGGCGAGGGTATGGTGCATTCACTGGCCTTAAGCGTGTTCTCCCGCAAGCTCAGCCGCGATGAGGCTGCCCAAGCTGCAGGCCGTGCGGCTGAGGTCTTGATGACAGGGCCGGTATCTTTGACCGGAAACAGGCTTGTGAACCTCACCATAACGAGCGTGCTCAGCCGCAAGCTGCGCGGCGGACGGGGATATCGGGCATCGAGTTCTTTAAGGGCGGTCACCGAGCCGCTTACCTGAGATTACCATCTGACAGGAGAACGCCATGGGCGCACAGCGCGGACGCGATCTACTCTTGAAACTGGATGCTGCATCGAACGGCACGTTCGTCACCGTGGCGGGCCTTCGGGCGCGGCAGGTGGCGCTGAATGCCACTACTGTCGACATCACCACATCCGACAGCGCGGGCCGCTGGCGCGAGCTTCTGGAAGGGGCTGGCACACGAGCGGCAAGCCTGTCCGGTTCTGGCCTATTCCGGGATGCGCAAAGTGACACCGCCGTTCGCCAGCTCTTTTTCGACGGGGCGATCCGGCCCTGGCAGGTTATCGTTCCGGATTTCGGAACGCTGGAGGGCCAGTTTCAAATCACCAGCCTGGAATACGCGGGCCGTCATGACGGCGAGATGACATTCGAGTTGGCTCTCTCCTCAGCAGGGCAGGTGAGCTTTACCGCCGTCTGAGGAATGCAATTCGGGGAGGGAATAATGCCAAACAGGTTCCGCGGAGAGATTTCCGCTCAACTCGATGGCCGGACATGGACGCTGGTTCTGACGCTTGGCGCGCTGGCCGAGCTGGAAGCGGCCTATGAGTGCAAGAGCCTTGCTACTCTGCTGCAGCGGTTTTCGCCGGACAGCTTGTCTGCATCCGACATGATCGTTTTGTTGGGGGCTGGCTTGAGAGGGGCGGGCCACGATGTCACGAATGATCAGGTGGCAATGATGCAGGCGGCAGGCGGTGTTGCCGGATTTGCAGCGATCACCGCTGACCTCCTGACGGCTGCCTTTGGTGTCACCTCTACGGAAGACGACGAACTGCTGGCGGAAGTATCTTAATGCTGCCCTGGGCGGATCTCTTGCGGATAACTGCAACGCGCTGGGCTTGGACACCGTCTGAGTTCTGGATGGCAACGCCGCGGGAACTTGAGGCTGTTTTGGGTCTTGGCCACCCGGCGGATGACCTCAAACGATCCGAATTGGAGCAGCTGATCAGAACCAATCCGGACACGGAAACGTGCGGCCGTGCCGACGACCACAAGCAAAGGAGACCTCATGACAGATCGTGACATGGAACTTGATGTCCCGCTGGCGGATCTCGAGGAGTTCCGGACGAAGATGAGGGAGATCGACCGCAGTGCCCAAAACATTTCCCGCAGTCTTGTGGGCGGTCTCAAGTCGGCCCTTGTGGATGGCAAATCGCTTGAAAGCGTCTTCAAGAAGATCGCGCTGTCCGCGTCATCCCGGGTGCTGAACTCAGCGCTCGCGCCTCTGGAAAAGGCAGCAGGCAGCCTCTTCGACACAATTATCCCATTTGCCAAGGGCGGGGTCGTGGGCGCTCCGGCGCTGTTCAATATGGGAAATGGTGTGTCCGGCTTGATGGGCGAAGCCGGTCCGGAGGCGATTTTGCCACTTGCCAGAGGGGCGGATGGGCACCTGGGGGTCAGGTCCGCGGAGGGCGGCCGGTCCCCCATGCCGGCAGTACAGATAAATGTGACTGCGCAGGATGCCGAAAGTTTCCGGCGGTCAGAAGCTCAGGTCTCGGCGATGGTGGCCCGCGCCGTCGGACGGGGACGACGCGGGCTCTAA